CTGCTGACGCTATGGGTCATTCTCTTCTTCTACTTTGGGGTCCTGAGTCTCAGGGGGATTTCCAACGCTGGATCCAACTTGGGGGACTCTGGAATTTTGTGGCGCTCCACGGTGCCTTCGCCCTGATTGGGTTCATGCTGAGGCAGTTTGAGATTAGTCGTCTAGTTGGCATCCGTCCCTACAATGCTATTGCGTTCTCTGGTCCTATCGCTGTTTTTGTTAGTGTCTTTCTCATCTACCCTCTGGGTCAATCGAGTTGGTTTTTCGCTCCATCTTTTGGGGTCGCAGCAATCTTCCGATTCCTCCTCTTCCTCCAAGGTTTCCACAACTGGACCTTGAATCCCTTCCATATGATGGGAGTTGCTGGTATACTGGGAGGAGCACTCCTGTCTGCTATTCATGGAGTGACTGTAGAGAACACTTTGTATCAAGATGGTGATGGAGCAAACACGTTCAAAGGATTTGAACCCACACAAGAAGAAGAGACCTATTCTATGGTCACTGCCAACCGTTTCTGGTCTCAGATCTTTGGTATCGCGTTTAGTAATAAGCGTTGGCTCCATTTCTTTATGCTCTTTGTTCCTGTTATGGGTCTTTGGACAGCTTCCATCGGTATTATTGGTCTTGCTCTCAATCTTCGTGCTTATGATTTTGTTTCACAAGAACTAAGAGCAGCAGAAGATCCAGAGTTCGAGACCTTCTACACGAAAAACATTCTATTGAATGAAGGTCTACGTGCCTGGATGGCACCAGTGGATCAACCACATGAATCATTTGTATTCCCTGAAGAAGTCTTGCCAAGAGGCAACGCTCTGTGATATACTGAGGGTCTTCGGACCCTCTTTTTTATGATCCTTTGGACAGAAAACATTCAGCATAGCGAGGATTTTGTACAACGTCTCGAAGAAAGTATCTTGAAGAACCACCAGGACGATAGATTTTTCTTTACTACATATAACGATAAGGATTGTTTTGGTAACTCTTTAGATGAAGAACTAGGAAAATATATCCGTTCGTTCTACATGAAACAGACTAAAGAGATGATGAAGAACGTTGGTGTTCATGGGTATCTTAACTACAAGGTAGAACCTAATAGTATCTGGGTTCAAATGAATAACAAAGATACAGATTCCCATCGCATCCACGATCATCATGGACAAGGAGCATTCATCTCATGGGTTCATGTGATCAAGGCACTACCAGACCAACCTCGTAGTTTCTTCTTCATCAACTCGCGTGGGCAGAAACTATATCCCAAACAAGAAACAGGTGATATCTTTTGCTTTCCTTCTTGGGCACTGCATGGTGTAGAGAAAGCACAAGTTGACGGCAATCGTATTGTCGTTGCAGGTAATGTATCATTCAATCGTCCTGGTAAAAAGGACGACACCAATAACGAACTTCGCCCTAAACCAGTATGATTTATCTTTTCACGAAAGAATCATGTGGTCCTTGTGGACTAGTAGAAAAATATATCAAAGCAATTAAAGATCCTCGTGCTGAACAAATTGTCAAGGTTGACCTTGATGACTTCAGTGACGTGCCCATTCCAGAAGAAAATCTTGCATTGGCAAAACAATATAAAGTCACTGCAACCCCTGTTCTTGTAATCACTAATGACTTTGAAGAGAAAGTCGATGAGTACATTGGTGGTATGAAGATTACTCAAAACATTCGTAGAGTTTTTAATGAATATGCATCTTAGTGAATTTGTTTGGCAAAAGAATATGGTTGATGAAGACGAATATAATTTCGTTGAACCATACATGTCTGACCTTAGTAAGTTTGCTACCAGTCAACCTGGATGGATGAAGGGTCCAGTAGCAACTGATCCAGAAGAGTGTCCTATTCCTAAGGATCATGATCTCGCAACCAAGACGTTCGACATGATTAGTGATAGCATTAATTTCTTCATGATTGAAACCAAGTCAATGCCATGGCAGTATGACAATCTAGTTTCTAGAGACTATATCTGGAAGCAGTATACTAAGGATGAAGATTATACCTATACCCATATTGACACAGATACAAAAGAGACCTATAATAGAATGGTCGCATGGGTCCTCTTCCTCAATGACGTGGAAGAAGGCGGCGAGTTTGAGTTTGAATATTCTGGACTCAAAGTTAAACCAGAGAAGGGAAAGGTTCTTATGTTCCCATGTAATTATCTTTTCCCTTATCGTGTCAATACTCCTAAGAGTAACGACTTGACAATTATGACTGGATACATCTACAACAATTTCTAATGGACATTACTATCTACACCATGCCTGGTTGTAAGTATTGCACTCAACTTAAAGAGCTGATGGTACGTGCAGACCAAGAGTATGAAGAAGTTCTGATTAATTCTGTAGAACTTAAAGAAGAATTTTCATCTAAGTATCCTGAGGCAACTACGTTTCCTTATGTTGTAATTGATGGAGAAGTTATTGGTGGTCTGGTCGAGACTGCTAAAATGTTTGTGGTAAAAGGTCTTGTCTCATCCAGAAAATAATGATGGTTTACAGATAAATAAAGGCACAGAGCTCATGCTCAGGAGAGATAGATTAACGACGCCAAAAACAAGTGGTGTTTCAATTAGTCAAAAGATAACTCTCCTGAGCAGAACATTCCATTTCAAATTGGAACTCTCTTGGGAGAAGAAACCCAAGGAGTAGGTTATGCAAACATCAGTCATTCTTTTTTTCTCAGGTGTCTTTGTTTTTTTATCAATGGTTGTTGGAATCATTGCAGGTTGGCACATTAATGATATAGTATATCAGTTAGTTTCTAAAGGAGAAGAACAAGGAGGACATCCCGAGATGTATGACTCCGATGGAGTGTGGATTAACGAAGAACTATTATCAGTACGTTTTGTAGACGAGGAGGAGGATGATTATCATTGACATGAATCAGATTATGATTAGTAATCTGATGGCGCAGTTGAAAAATGATAAGTTGAATGAGAAACTTGTTAGACACATGGTTCTCTCTTCACTTAGATCATATGAACAAAAGTACGGGGAGAAATATGGCGAGATGGTTCTCGCCTATGACTCCAAACAATACTGGAGAAAGCAATACTTCCCGTACTACAAACAGAATAGAAAGAAAGATAGAGAGAAGTCAGGTCATGACTGGTCTGCTATCTTTGATCTCCTGAATAAGATTCGAGATGAGATCAAAACTTATTTTCCATACAAAGTAGTAGAAGTTCTTGGCGCAGAGGCAGACGATGTTATCTCTACCCTGTGTAAAAACAAAGGTCCGAAAGAACTAATACTAATTCTATCAGGCGACAAAGACTTCATTCAACTACAGAAGTATCCTGGTATTTACCAGTACAATCCTGTGACTAAGAAGTATATTGCCTACGACAATCCCCGAGCATACATCAAAGAACATGTAATCAAGGGTGATAAGTCAGATGGCATTCCTAATTTCTTATCACCAGATGATTGTTTTGTTGCTGGTGTAAGACAGAAACCAATCAGTCAGAAGAATCTTGCTAAGTGGGTTGATCAAGAACCATCTAAGTTCTGTATCAACGAAGCTCAACTAGCAAACTTTCATCGTAATCGTAAACTGATTGACTTTGATTATGTTCCTGAAGAAATCGAGCAGCAAATCCTTGATGAATTTAACTCGATAAATATTACAGGGAAACAAATCCCTTTGGAATACTTCCAAGAGCATCAGTTAAATGATTTGATGCAAGAATACTTCTTCCGCAATTCAACACCTTTTAAAAAATGAAACTCCTTATTTCTGAAGTGCTCCAAAAAGTGAGCAATGCGAAGACAAAGGCACAGAAAATTAAACTGCTGCAGCAGCACAACACTCCTGCTCTTCGCTCTATCTTGATCGCTAATTACGATGAGAGTGTTGTCTCTATGATTCCTGAGGGTGATGTTCCCTTCACCCCTAACGATGCTCCTAAGGGCACCGACCACAGCGTTCTGGAGAAAGAGTTCCGTCGCCTGTACTTGTTCTTCAAGGGTGGCAACAACGGACTGAAGCAGGCACAGCGTGAGAACCTCTTCATTCAAATGCTAGAGGGTCTGTGTGAGGAGGAAGCAAACCTTCTAGTTTTGGTTAAGGACAAGGCACTACAAAAGAAATACAAGATTACCCGTGCTTGTGTAGAGGAAGCATTTCCTCAGATCAAGTGGGGAGGTCGTTCCTGATGGGGAAAGGTTGTAAACTTCTTCACTCCGACTGCGATCCGTCTCTTGCACAAGATAAATCTCTGCCATATACTGCTTACATGGTAGAGTATTTGCAGGACGGCATGACACATTTTGACATTGTTACAGCCGCAAAGCAAGTAGATATTTTTGATGATTATTGGGATAAATATCGACATGACCTCATTAAGATGACACAAACTGAAGGTCGTGTTAATCCTAAACTTTGGAACCCACCGAAAAAATGAGCACAACAGGTCAACCAAGTAGTACACAAAATACTTTTTGTATTCAGTATTGGAAGCATGGAGATGCTGCCAATCCAAAAGTAATGCGACGCATTAATACCAATGGTGTTGTGGTATCTGCCAAGTATTACTCGGAAGTATATTTTTATTCTAATCTGAAGAAGGCATTCCCTGATGCTAAGTGGTTCCAAGAAAATGGATATGATATTAAAATTAGAAAGTGTAATTTAGGTAGAAACGATTCGTTCTGGTTGATGTAATGGGCGACCACTATTTGTTAAACCTTTATGGTTGTGATGAACAGAAGTTAGACGACGAAGATTTTATAAGAGAGTTGCTTGACAGCGCAGCGTATTGTGCTAAAATGACTGTGTTGAATGTCGCATCCCACAAGTTTTCTCCACAAGGAGTAACGTGTATTTTGATGTTGGCAGAGAGTCACATCAGTATCCACACTTGGCCAGAAGAAGGTAAAGCAGCGTGTGATGTTTATACCTGTGGTGATTTCCGTAATGCAAAGTTGGCATGTGATATCATTAGATGTCAGTTGTCAGCACTTGAGCACGACATTCAACACATTAAGAGATAATAAATTGTATCACATGATACAATAGACATCTCATACATACTATGGTATAATGTATACCAGTCGTTCATCTTATGCTCAGCGTTCTGCTGGCATTGACCCTTGCCCATCATGCCGACGACTCACCTTATGGGTGGCACATGTCGTGTGAAAGGTTCTTACAGAAACGAATTGAAATCCTTATGGATGACAATTTGGATCGACGTTCTAAATATAATCTACTAGGTTATTTTAGATCGAAAGTAGAAGGTCAATGTGAACAGACCCTAGTATAAGACGCAAGTAAGTCGCGGAACGGAGCGTTCATCCCATGGTAGAACTCTTATTGTATACAACACTCAGTTGCAGAGATGCTGATGCTTTAATGCTAAGAATCTCTAAGAACCAGTCAGAACTACCTCCACATGTAGTTATTGAATTGGTAGAGACCGTAAGGGAATCGGCACCCGAGTGTGAGTTCTACTGGGACGCAAACGACTGAAGGAACGGGGATTAAAAACCTCATCCTTTAGGAGACCTACAATGAACACACTCAATCTCATTCGCAAGCAGATCAACAAAGCTGCTGCCCTTCACGATGCTCAGATCACTCACACTACCTATCGTGGTGTGAAGTATGATACTAAGTGCGTGGAAGCAAAAGATACCCGTGGTGTCTTCTGCTATCGTGGCACATCTTACGCTAAGTGATCGCCATGCAAACACTACAAGTAGTTGGATTCACATCCCTAGCATGTGTTGCTTTCATTGGCATGATCTATAGTGAACTTCTTCTACTGAAGAAGGGGTAATTATGCTGAAGATCAGAATTGAGTATGATCTTCCAGAATATGACCCTGATAAACACGATCCAGAAAGAACTTTTGCGTTCCTAACGTATCGTGGTGTACACTACGCCAAGTGGGTTAATCTCAAGTCACTTGGACTTTCTTTCTGGAATGTGAATGATAGGGGCACTTGACATGCCCCTTTTTTTATCTTATAATGACCATATTATTCTGTGAATCTATGGAGAAGAATAGACTGAAGCTCATTGTAAAAAACCTTGAACTGCTTGTAGAGTCCTTAAAGACTGAGGTTTATGCCGACACTCAATCGTATCTAGACCATTCTGTTGATGAGAAATATAAATATGGAGAACAATATGATGACGATGGAGACCCCGACTGATGTACGAAGAACTAAACTGCTTTGAAGAAGCACTAAAACATTTTGGCACCAGAGTTGAAGTCATCACTGCTATGGAGATGTCTAGAAGAATCTCCCCAGAAGATGCCTATCAACAAATCAAAGACGAACTGAAAGACCTGAAGAAAGTTCGCAAAGCATATAAAAACCAAGAGTGTGATCCCTGTTAATGAACATCAATCTGATTTCTGTTACTCCTGATGCTGAGAAAACCATTGCTTACATCGCTCGCGTAAGCAACCCAGCAAACCAGGAGAACCCTAACTACGCAAAGCTTCTGTCATATTGCATCAAACATGGACACTGGTCGGTGTTCGAGCAAGCACATATGACTCTCGAAATTAATACAACACGCGGCATCGCGGCTCAAATCCTCCGTCATCGTAGCTTTACTTTCCAAGAGTTTTCGCAACGCTATGCAGACACAAACCTTCTCTCCCAAGAGATTCCTATCCCAGATCTTCGATCTCAGGATCACAAGAATAGACAAAATTCAGTGGATGATATCAGCCCCGAAAAGAAGTCTGTACTACAGGGGCAGATTCAGAGACATTTTACTGAGAGCCTTGATCTCTATAACGAGCTTCTTCGCCAAGGGATTGCTAAAGAGTGTGCCCGTTTTGTGCTTCCTCTTGCTGTTCCTACTCGTCTCTTTATGACAGGCAATCTTCGCAGTTGGATGCACTATATAGATCTGCGATCTGCAAATGGTACACAGAAAGAACACATGGACATTGCCCTGGAATGCAAACGCATTTTTGCAGAGCAGTTCCCAATTATCACCGAAGCATGGAGTCTATAAATGCCTACCTACCCCGTAATAAATAAGAAAACAGGAGAGACAGACGAACTCCACATGACCATGCGAGAGTATGATCAGTGGAGACTTAAGAATCCTGACTGGGATAAAGATTGGTCTAAAGGTTGCGCTGGTGTCGGAGAAGTCGGAGACTGGCGTAACAAGATGAACAAGACTCATCCTGGATGGTCTGAACACATGAACAAAATGGCGAAGATGCCTGGATCGCAAGTGGAGTGGTGATTAATGCCAAGAGCTAGAAAGAAAACGCAACCTGATATCAATGGCATGACTGCCAAACAGATGCGTAGAAAGAAACCAATTAATTCTGACTACCTTCTGAACATTGAACCACTGACAGACAATCAGCGACTGATGTTTGAGCAGTATGGTGAGGGTAAAAACATTTATGCATCAGGTTGTGCAGGAACAGGTAAGACTTTCGTAGCTCTTTTCCTAGCATTGAGAGATGTGCTAGATGAATACACACCATACGAAAAGGTTTACATCGTTCGTTCACTGGTTGCTACGAGAGAGATTGGTTTCTTACCTGGAACCCATGAAGATAAAGCATCTCTGTATCAGATTCCATACAAGAACATGGTTCAATCCATGTTTGAGATGCCTGATGATGCATCGTATGAAATGTTGTATGAAAATCTAAAGGCACAGGAAACTATATCCTTCTGGTCCACATCCTTCCTTCGTGGTACTACACTAGACAACTCTATCGTTATCATCGATGAGTGTCAGAACCTGAACTTCCATGAACTTGATTCGATCATGACTCGTTGTGGTCAAGACACAAAGATCATGTTCTGTGGTGACTCCAACCAGTCTGACCTTCAGAAGATCAATGAGAAGACAGGCATCCTGGACTTCCAAAAGATCATTGCTAGTATGACTGATGACTTTGCCATGATTGAGTATGGCATTGAAGACATCGTTCGTTCTGGTCTGGTCAAGAACTATCTAATTGCTAAACTAAACTTGGGATTCTAATGCACATCTTTGATCATGTTGGGTTGGACCCCATTGAAATGAATGCTGAAATGATTGATGGGAAAAGATACTATCTCACTCCTAGTGGGAATCAGTATCCGTCTATCACAACAGTGATCAGTAACAACTCCAAGAAGCAGAAGTCACTTGCTAAATGGAGAGCAAGAGTTGGAAAAGAAAAAGCACAAGCAACTTCAACCCGCGCTGCTGGAAGAGGTACTCGTTATCACAAATTGGTAGAAGACTACATCAACAATGAGTTGGACACCAAGAAGTATAAGGACATGCCTCTTCCCTGGATTATGTTTAACTCCAGCAAGCATATTCTTAATAAGATAAATAAAATATATCTACAAGAAGCGGCGTTATATTCTGACTTCCTTAAGGTTGCAGGACGAGTGGACTGCATAGCAGAGTATGACGGAGAACTCGCAATTATTGATTTCAAAACATCTGCTGAACAAAAGAAAGAAGCGTGGTTATATGATTACTACGTGCAAGAGACTGCTTATGCATGTTGCTTGCAAGAATTGTATGGCATTTCAGTGAAGAAGCTAGTAACAATTGTTGCTTGTGAGAATAGTGATGTTCAAGTTTCAGTAGTGACTCCCAAGAAGGAATACTTCTTGAGACTTCAAGAGTACATCACCGAATACCAAGAGAAATATGGCAAAAAATCTGGAGGATAACTTTATGACTGCTGCGAGATTCTCGCAGGATGTGGAAAAACTAGTGTTAAATAATTCTGACATGAATTACATTGATGCAGTCATTCACTACTGCGAAATGAACGAGATTGAAATTGAATCATGTTCTAAACTGATTAGCAAACCACTTAAGGAAAAACTTAAGTATGATGCACAGAAGTTAAACTTCATTAAAAAAACAAGTCGAGCTAAGTTGATGCTAGTATGAGTAAATTCTTTCAATCGGAAATGGTCCGTGGTGACATTCAGGAGATGGCAGAACTGCAGCAGTTCTGTGTGCGTTCCATGATGTCATTCCCAGTTCTCTCTATAGAAAAGCAAATAGAATACTTTGATGTCTTGGAGACACTAATCGAAAAGCAAAAGGTATTCTACATGCGTCTTAGTCTTTCGGATGATCCCGAGGCAAAAGAATTTATTGAAGCAATGAAGGATAGTATTGTTCTCCTGGGTGCAGAACCCACGGACAATCTCCTGGAGATGTTCGATGAACTTCTTGATAAAGTAGGACAACTCAAGGAAGAAGCGCACCGCCGCGCCAGTTAGGAAATTGGCACAGGGACTTGACTCCCCGCCCTGTGCCATGTTATTATGTCTAAGTGGTTGGGAGTCATACAACCATATCTAACAAATCCGAGGTATCTCACATGTCTTTTGCAGATCTGAAGCGCAAGTCTCAAGCTAACTTTGACTTCCTTCAAAAGGAACTCACCAAATCCACCAAGGAAGGTGGTGCTGATGAGCGCCTGTGGAAACCAGCACTTGATAAGACTGGCAATGGTTACGCTGTGATCCGCTTCCTCCCTGCTCCCGAGGGCGAGTCCCTTCCCTGGGCAAAGGTTTATTCTCACGCCTTCCAAGGTCCTGGTGGGTGGTTGATTGACAACTGCCTGACCACCAATGGTGACCAGTGCCCTGTCTGTGCTGCCAACAACAAACTCTGGAACAGCGGAGTAGAATCCGACAAAGAGATTGCACGTCAACGCAAGCGCAAACTCTCTTACTACAGCAACATCTATGTTGTCAAGGACACTGCCAATCCTGACAACGAAGGAAAAGTATTTCTCTACAAGTACGGCAAGAAGATCCATGACAAGATCCTTGCTGCCATGCAACCTGAGTTCCAAGACGAGACTCCTGTCAACGTCTTTGACTTCTGGGAAGGTGCTAACTTTAAACTGAAGATCCGCACCATCGGTGGTTACTGGAACTACGATGCATCTGAATTCGCAGCACCTCAAGCATTGAGTGCTGACGATGATGAGATGGAAGCACTCTGGCAGCAAGCATACTCGCTTGAATCATTCACTGCTAGTGATCAGTTCAAGTCCTACGAAGAAATGGAGAATCGCCTGAACATGGTTCTTGGCAACGCATCTCCTGCTCCTCGCATGGACGAATCGTTTGAAGAAGATCCTGCTCCCGTGACCCCTAGCACGGGTGGGTTCAACGATGCAGACATCACTCCCTCTGCTGGCGATGATGATGCTCTGTCTTACTTTGCTTCTCTCGCAGCAGAAGATTGAATCTGATATTCAAATAACTTTACCAGGGTCTCCTAACCGAGACCCTTTTTACTGAGCATTAGTTAAAATTTTAACTAAGGTTAACCCAAGATAACCTTAAGCATGTTAAAATATACACAGATCAAAAGTCGTTGATCTATTTTTACAAAGGAATTACAAATGAAAGCAATCGCTCTAGCCGCACTGGCAGTTTCGGCAACTGCACTGGCGACTCCTGCCCTTGCAGGACCCTACGTTGAGTCCAAACACGAATTCAAAGGCACCGATGATGAATACAGCAAGGCTGTTCATCAAGGACGTGTCGGTTACGAATGGAAAACTGGTCGCTTCTCCCCTTACGTTGAGGCAGGTCTAGGTGTTTCCGTTCCTGATGGTGGTGACAATGATACATTCAAAGCACTGGAAGTTGGAACTAAAGTGAAGATCACTGATGAGTTCTCTGCTTATGGTAAGTGGGAAAACATCTTCCAAGATAGTGATGACACCCGTGACTGGAAGGTTGAAGTCGGCACCAAGTACAAATTCTGAGGCACTGACTGATGAAACTCAAAGCAATCGCTGCTGCCGTCATGGCAGCACCCCTAGTGGTGGCATGTGGTTCCACCGACCAAGCAAACGAACCTTGGAGTCTTAATGGAGCAGGTGCTACCTTCCCTGCCCCCTATTACAACTCTGTTCTAGTTGATTTCAACAAAGCAACAGGTAATAAGGTAAACTATCAAGCAGTTGGTAGTGGAGCTGGCGTCCGTCAGTTCAAATCAAAGACCGTTGACTTTGGTGCCAGCGATGGTGCTGTGAGTGATGCTAAGCAACCTGCTGAAGGTATGGTTCACATCCCTATGACGGGCGGTGCGATCGTCCCCGCTTATAATAATCCTGGATGTGATGCCAAGATGACACAGACTGAACTGGCTGATGTCTTCCTTGGTAAGATCACTAACTGGTCTGCCTTTGGTTGTGCTGATAAAAAGATCACAACTGTTTATCGTTCTGATGGTAGCGGAACCACCAAAGGTTTCACTAACTCCCTGTCAGCATTCTCTCCCGAGTGGAAAGAAAAGGTAGGTACTGGCAAGTCTGTTATGTGGCCTGTTGGTATTGGTGGTAAAGGTAACAGCGGTGTTGCTGCTGGTATCAAACAACTTGATGGTGCTCTTGGTTACCTGAACTATGGTTATGTAACTGGTGGTCAGTTCCAACAGGTAGCACTACAGAATAAAGCAGGTAATTATGTCACCGCTAATGCTCAGACTTCTGCTGCTGGTCTTGACAAGATCATTCTTGATGATCAGTTGCGTGGTGCTGACGCTAACCCCGCAGGTGAAAATGCTTATCCTATCGTCTCCCTGACTTGGATCCTTGCTTATCCTGAGTATGAGAAGAATGGTGAGGTAAAGGAGATGCTTCGCTGGATGCTGACACCTACTCAGCAACAGAAGGCAGACTCCCTTGGTTATGTTCCTCTTCCTGAGGCACTTCGTCAGAAAGCACTCGCTGCTACTGAGACACTAAAGTGAAATTGAATAACTGATTTCATGGCGGGGGAAAAATTTTCCCCGCCATTTTTTATGCAAAAAAGTCGATCAGACTCCAGTCTTCTTCAGTCTGCTGCTGATGGTATCAGTAGAGTCCTTGTATCTATTTGCCTGACGGAACTGATCGATGAATGGATCTAGATACTTTGGTTTCAGAAGATAGATGTTCTTCTTGGAATCATTTATTTCTTCTTCGTGCTCAAAGATAGTAACAGGACCACACATTACATTGCCCTGTCTTACAGCAACTTGACCAGTCAATGTGTCATAGTATTTGTGCGATCCAGTAAAGAATGCTTCATCAACAATGATCCCTGCCTTTTGTACTACAACACCATTGCCATCTTTGACTTCATATGTTTTGTAGTGTTTGATAGTTCCATATGGATCATCATACTTTCCTTCGATGAACTTTCTAAAGGTGTATGAATCTAGAGGCCAATCAAACAATGGGTTGAATACATTATTTGTCAGTAGGATCACCCAATCTTTTGTGGGATCATCGTATGCTGCGTTTGCTACCTGCCAGGGTTTTTCAAAGTCACTGATAGTATACTGCTTAAAGAAGACAGCATACTGCTGGAACTCGTCAGTGATTTTAAATCTACGAAAGAAATTTTTCGCTACAACAAATTCAGATTCCGAGAACGGATAACTGATAGGTTTAGTATCATATTTAATGTCTGGCAGGTAGTTAAAGTATGGCATTAGTATGAACCTTGATCTCCGTATGAAATTTCGTTGCTGTATACAAGTTTGGACTCTGTGAACTGCAACGTTAGTTGAGTAGCAACAGGAGATCCATCTTCAAACGTAGCGTAGTTGCCATCAGGTGTATAGGATACCGATACATTTGTGATAGCACATGGTTTAAACTGGGTAAGATATGGATGAACATCTGGACCCTTCATAAACTCCACAATACACAGGTTAGGAACACCAATAAAGTTTCTATTGTTGTTCTCTTCTGCACCTGCTTCACCTCCGAACACGTTGTTCAAACTATTAGCAGGAGATGCACCAAGTCTGGGGAGTGCTGCACGTTTAAATGTGGTGCAGATGTCACGAATATGCTTTGCTTCTTTTTGATTCTTGGGAGACATCTTAAAGTTGAGACCAAATGTTCTTAGGTTAAAAGCACTAAACAATAATTCTGTATTGGGGTTGAGAATTACACCACCGATACCACCTAGAACATCATTAATACCAATGTCACCACCAACTTTGCCTGGTAGTTTACTCAATGCTTCTGTAATTCCACTAGCAACTAGTGCTGGTCCCCTATCCATGAAGTTTCCGAACGCTTGTCCGATAGTACCAACTGCAGCACCAACACCTTGAGCATTAACAGCAGCACCTGCAACACGCATGATATCAGCACCAGTGTTGGTGAAACCTTTGCCGCCCCACTCTGCACCATATTCAGCACCCAGATCTTCAGGCATATACATGAAGACTTTAGGGAGTCCAGCAGGCTGGAACTCTCCGATGCTATTGTTGTAGATGTTTATCGCTTTAGCACCATCTTTGGGTTTGCCATCATCAGCAATGTATTGATTGCCTTTTAGAGAAGCAAAGGGAGGTTTGTACTTTACAAAATTGAATCTCACATAGTCTGTGTGATTGTCATACAGCCTCCCTTGAGGATATTCAAGACGCTGTTTATTAGTAGGGTCTTGATTCCTCTTCCCAACAAAACTATATGATACTTTATCTTCTGCCATTAGTAACTCTTAACGACGCGGCGTCCTTTGATTTTGTCATAGTAAGATTCACTAGTCTCTTCCCACACAAGCTCTTTGTCGTAAGGGAATGCAGTTGACCCAATGTTTTTAACGAAGTCTTCAGTTGGTAGTAAGATGGCGGTGTCCCACTCATCTATTGATAGGTCAAGTAGTAGACCATCTACATGATTCTGTAGGTATTTATGGAAGCACTTCTTAGGTATATCTATTCGTCCTTCCATCAATCTCTTCACTGCCATAATTCTTTTCTTTGGATTCATGTAGTGTAGGTTTGCTCCAAAGAATTCTGATGGCGATGCCTTTATTACATAGACGAGAGGATTCCTATCATAGTATGGTAGGTATTTCATCTTCGCTTTGTACTCAAACATATACAAGTGACCCTCCTTTGAGTATCGGCGGAGAGTATTCTCATCTTCATTTGTTTGTCTTTCGTCTCTAACGAACTTGCTTAGATCTTTTTTGTAACCTGATGCAACTTGTTTGACAGCAGATCTATACCATGAGAGAGACTTCTTCTCTCCTTCTGTCATGTTGCTAACCTTTTCAAACAATGTAGTTGACTTTTTATAAGTCTTTGTGCGCTGGATAGACTTAAATCCTTGTGCCATTGTTAGACTCCTAAGTGTTCTTCGGTGAGGATTAAAAATTTCATCTGCCTGTCCTCACAGAAGTCCTCCGCTGCGGACCACTTAGCGCGGTTCTTAGCGTAAGTTAGGACTTCCCTCTTCCAAGAGGCAGTCTTACGTTTTGGATTCTCATTCGGTGCTTGTGTTTGTTTCTTGGGTTTAACTTCGATCAGATATTTACTGACCATGCCTGACTTAGACGCGACTTTAATATAGAAGTCAGGATAGTAGCGGTGGACTCGTCCGTCCGTTGGACAACGATAAGGAATGATTACTTCCTCGCTACCCCACTCAACTATGGAGGTGTTCATGTCACAGAAATACATAAACTTACGTTCCCACAGACTTCTATAAATGATACGGGTAGGGTTACCCTTATACTTCTGTGGGTGCTTGGGTTTATATATCCCTGAATACGCCATAAATATAAATATACCACCACAATTATTTAGCGTGTCAGTAAAGAACTTCATGGACCTTATCACGAAGAGTGGAGGTCTCTCTTATAGTAACACCTATGATATTGAATGGATTTTTCCAACTGTTAGTAATGGAGAATCGTTATTGGTAAAGAATCTCAAGGAGGTTGGTATTCTATCAACTCTTGGAGGTTCTGTAGCAGTAGCAGGTGGTGGAACACTTGCTGGATATAGGGGTGATGTTGTCAAGTTATTCTGTGACGAGGCACAACTTCCTAACATCTCTGCACAAACAGGGCAGACGAGTGGTGTTTTAATGGGTGAAGGTCAGGTTAGTTACCCACATACTAGGGTGTTCACTGACTTCCAACTAGGATGGATTTGTGATGCTGACATGACTCCACTAAAATTCCTGAATGTGTGGTACAATACTATCTTCGGAGAGTATTTGGAGAACAAGTCTGAGTTAGTTACCAACAACAATTTGGATGGGGATAATTTAGCTGCTCTTAAGAATGAAGCAGGTGGTGGTAACGCTATTCAAGAGAAGAGATCTATTAGACTAAACTATCCAGAACAATACTTGGGTAAGTGTTTAATTACCAAGGCAGAGAAGGGAGTAAATGCTTCTAACTCTAGAGCATCAATGACATATACTATGCTTGATTGCTATCCTTATTCTATTGACGCTGTGCCTCTGTCAGCAGGTACATCTCAAGCAACTAAAGTGACAGCAAGTTTTTATTATTCCAAACATACTGTTACTTACAACGATATATCGAACTTTAGAGGATAATTATTATGGCATTGCCATCTATTGCTACACCAACTTATGAGTTGAGTCTGCCATCATCGAAAAAGAAAATTAAATATCGTCCTTTCCTTGTAAAAGAGGAGAAGATTCTTCTGCTTGCCACGCAAAGTGAAGACGCAAAGGATGTAGAAGAAGCTGTAAAGACTATCGTAAAGTCTTGTGTCCTATCAAGAATCAAGATTGATGATCTAACTTCATTTGATCTTGAGTATTTGTTCCTCAACATTCGTGCTCAATCTGTTGGTGAGGAAGTTGCCATGAAGATTACTTGTGATGATGATGGCACAACTAAGGTTGATTATACAGTTGATCTTACTGAAGTTCAGGTGACATTCCCTAAAGATCATAGCAATAAGATTGAACTTACTGACAATGTTGGTATGATCATGCGTTATCCTGGCATGAAAGAGTTTGTTAACTATACTATGATGGGTCAGAATCCTGATGATCCTGATGAAATCTTTGGAGTCATTGCTAAGTGTATTGATCAGATCTATGAAGGTGATGAAGTATATGATGACTCTACAACTACAATGAAAGAGAAGGTTCAGTTTGTTGAGGGTCTTACACAGAAGCAGTTTGAATCTGTTCAAGCATTCTTTAACACGATGCCAACTCTACGTCATGAGTTTAAGGTAACCAATCCGAACACTGGTGTTGAATCGTCCTACACGTTGGAGGGTTTGCAGTCTTTTTTCGGATAAGCATGTTCTATAATACTCTGGAAAATTATTATAGAACAAACTTTGCTCTCATGCAGCACCATAAATATAGCTTGACTGAGATTGAAAATATGATGCCGTGGGAACGCACGGTATACGTGTCTTTGCTTAATCAATACCTTAAAGAACTAGAAGACAAGCAAAAACAAAATGCCTGAGGTAGATCCTAAGAGGAAGAAGAGTCTACAAGAAGTCCTTGACCGCATGGAAAGGGGCTTCGATGAGAACATGCTGGATCCTCTTTTGGAATCTATCTACAAAGAGGATGAGAAAGGGGAACCAGATCCCTTACCTCTTCCAAGTGAGAGCAAAGTCAAACCCAAGAAAGTAAAGTTTAAAGTAATCAAGGTTTCTCCTACTCAACAGGGAGAATCTTTTGCTGGATTTCTTGGTGGTAAAATCGGAGAGACATTCTCCATGGCATCAGCAGCTCGTGCTGCTGACCCTAACAAAATTAAAAAAGATCCTGGGTTTTATCTATACCAGGCAGCTAAGTTCCAGTTTGGTGGTGACTTAATCAACAGAACCAAAGGAACATTCTCGTCAGATCCTACTGATGTCCAAGACCCAGCGTTGGGTAGGTCAGGTAGGTTCTCGGCACAAGTTAATCCATACTTTGAGATGCAGCAGGGTCCTCTACCTGCACCTGAGAGTGAGAATGATGGTGGAATCGGCAAGGCGTTCTCCATTCTTACTGGGAAGTTTGATGATCTAATTAGATCGAAACAAAATAAAGAAGAACAATTAGAACTTGCCTTTGATGTAGAGCAAGAGACCACAGAAGATGTCAAGTCTCATATCAAAGAAAGCAATACAATTAAGAAGAAAGCAGTTGAAATTCAGAAGAAATTCTTTAGATTCAACGCAGCGCAAAAAGATCAACAGCAAGTGGAGGCAATTGAATCTCCTAGTGAAGAGGTTGTAGACAATACTTCGTTACTAAAGTACGATAACGAAAGAGATGAAGACGAAACTACAGAAGATGATCAGGAGAAGCCAGGTTTACTGGATACTGCTCTTGATTTTCTGTCAGGGGATGACTTTCTGCGACAGGGTGGTAAAGCAGCAGGTAGAGTCGGCAGAAGAGGTGCGGGCAGAGCTCTCACCCGAACAGCGTTAAGATTAGGTGGCAAGAAACTTGCTAAGACTGCTGCAGTTAAAGTAACTCAGTCATTCATTAAGAAAGCAGCACTAGGTCTCATGCGTCCAATTATAAAACGCATTCCTATCTTTGGTGGTCTAATTGACTTTGCTGTTTCATTAATGCTGGGTGAACCAGTAGGTAGAGCAGCAGCGAAAGCAGTTGGTGCTACATTGGGTGGTGCGTTGGGCACACTGATTCCTATCCCATTTGTTGGTACAGTTGCTGGTGGTATTCTTGGTGATATGGTCGGTGGATTCTTGTATGATGCACTCACAGGTGGTGGCGGCAGTGCTCCTGCAGCAGAACCAAAGGTCACACAGCAAGTTGCTGGAAATGATTTCGATCCAGACAACCCAACTGAAATGCAGCAGAAAGCATTAGATTTGTCAGCACAGATGGGCAATCCACCACCAGAGAAACTAGCGTCGGGTGGATTCCTTGCTGGTGAAGCAGGACCAGAGGCAGTGTTCAGTTTGTCATCTACTACTGGCAGAAAAGTAGTTAAGCAGGTGTCACAGGTAAGCACTGGAGGATTGAGTGCTATTCCATTCATCCTTGGCATCACCAAAAAAATTATCGAACAGGTTGGTGGAGAGAAAGTCAAACCATTTATCAAGCAAGAGATCGGACCTCTCGAAAGATTGTTTGGCATTTCAAACTTCAATGTCCAAGGTGTGGTTGGAGATGGAGCAGAAGGAATTCAATCTGAAGCTGCCGTTGCTGATCAACAATTGAAAAAAGGTGGAGTAGACCCACAAGAAACTATGAATGGTCAGCAAGCGATGGGTCCTGGTGGTCCTATCCCTGACATTAATATGGGTGGTGGTGAAGGTAAGACATCTGCTGGTGCTGTTTACAAATACCTACTATCGAAAGGAATCCCTGAGGTTCATGCCAAAGGTCTCGTCGTTAACATCATGCGCGAGTCTGGATTTAAGATTGGTGCTCATGGTGATCGTGGAATCGGTGGATCGTTTGGATTGTTCCAATGGAACATGGCAGCAGGTCGTGGTGGACCTATGATGGCAGCGGTTCCTAATTGGCAATCAAACTGGAAGGGTCAGATTGATTATGCTTTGCAGGAGCATCGTGGACCAGAGTATTTGCAGACACAATTCAGTAGTCCTGGAGAAGCTGCTCACTGGTGGATGAAGTATTGGGAGATCCCTGCTGCTAGTATTCAAGCAAAGTATACTCCCTCTGTTTATGAGGGAATGATTAATAAGATGGGTCTGAGTGCAGACATGCCTGACATGGCACCACCTCCTGGTTCTCCGCCAGGGCAACCTGCTGCCGCTGCAGATGATAATGGTGGTCACACAGCAGAGACTCCTGGACCAGTGGGAACACAACCACCAGAGGCACCTGATCAACAGAATCAAGAAGTGATGACACCTCCATCACCTGAGCAGATGGTGCCATTGCCTAAGAACTTACAGAAGATGCAGGAGAATGATCAATTTGGTTCGATGACATTCCAACCTATTATTATTCAAGGTTCATCAACTCCAGTAGGTTACAGAAAGAACCATGACATGGGAGAGGATGCAGGCGTTGCTCATTTCTATTATGATAGGCAAGGAAACAGAACTACATTGGATGCACTCAAGCGTGCCAGGTTACAAGTCAACTGATAAATACATAGGTGATACCAAATTCACCTTTTGATTACCTGAATTCTGAAAAAAATTCTCCGCCAAAATTTTAGGAAAAAAGTCGAGCATGGCAGCAGGCACAGTAAGTTACCAAAAACCTGAGTATGGCAACCTCGCTGGTGCATTGGGCGAGAAACTTGGTAGTGCCATTCAGATGGCAGCTGGTGCTAGACGCAGACAACAGAATGAGATTGAAGAACTACAAAACAAGTCAGAAAAAACACCAGAAGAACAACAAAGACTTACCGATCTCCTAGCACAGAAAGACGAGCAGGGCAAAGGGTTCTTCATGAAGAAGGCACTGGGCACTGAGTTCGGTGGAGATTTACGTAGAAGAACCACAGGATTCTTCCAAAGAGATCCAGAAGCACAGAACGATCCATCATTAGATAAGCAAAAAAGATTTGATGCACTTGTAGCAGCACAACCTGCAGAAGTGCAGAGAGTTAAGCAGGGTGAACTAGACCTAGAAGGTGCAGGATATAAAGAGCAAGGTGCTCTTGGTAAACTATCTGCTAGCATCGCAGAGAAGTTTTCTATTCTTGGTGCTAAGGTAGATGCACTAAGACAAAAAGAAGATGGTGACAAGACACCATCTCTGGTCGTGAGAATGGCAGAGAATGTCCGTGGCATAGGAACATTCTTCTCCAAGAATAATAGTCTAGAAGAACAACAGGTCAAAGCATCAGAAGAGAGTCTTGCTCAACAGATAAAAGCAGAGGATGATGCTGAGGTTGCACGAACTGCTGCCGCTGCTGGAGCACGCAACCGCATGGCAGGTGGTGTTGCATTTGATAATGAGAGAGATAAAGCAGGTGGTGGTGGAGGACTGCTAGGAAACATCGTCAACTTTGGTCTTAACTTACTAGGTCGTCGTGGTGGTCGTGGCAGAAATAGAATGCCACGCATGTCTAAGGGTAGGATGTACACTAATCCTATCGGACCACAAAGGATGGGATCCAGCACACCATGGGCGAGAGCAAGAGGTGGTGCTGGCATCAATGGATTCGCTCCTCGCATGGCATCCAGAGTGCTACCTGGACGCAGAAAACTAGCGTCTGGTGGTGTACTTGACAACCCAACACCACTTGGAGGTGGTGGAGACCAGGCAGTTGTTCCTAAGAATACTCTAGAAACAGCAGTCAAACAGAACCAAGACAATGTAAAGAAAGCAGATCCATTTGCTAAGGCACTGCAACTACCTACGATTGCTGCTGGTGCTGTGTTGATGAGCACTGCTAGTAATGTTGTTAATAAGATGGGTGGTATTGGTCAGATATTCAGACCAGTCATTCAGAAAATGTTCACACCTGCTGCTGCAGCGTTTGGCATCCCAGAAAATTTAGTCACTGCATTTTTTGGTGGAGAGGAATCAAAAGCAGGGGGTGTTGAACTTAAAGGTGGGGGAAGAAGAGGAAAGAAACAGCGAAAGGGTGCTGCTGGTGGTGCAGAAGCAGCGGTTGGTGGTGGTGCCATGGGATTTATGTCGCCTGGTATGGTATCAGGTGGTGGATCTGTTGATGGTTATCAAATCACATCTGGTTTTGGTTATCGTCGATCTCCTGGTGGTGTTGGTTCAACAAATCACATGGGTGTTGACTATGGCATTCCACAAGGTACACCACTAGCAGTTAAAAAACCAGGAAAAGTTATTGACACTACTGTTCCTGCTATTGGTAACAATGGTGAGGTATACATTCAACATGATGATGGATCTCGATCTAGATATCTACACATGAGTAAGGTTGCAGTGAGTCCTGGAGCTGCTGTTGTTCCTGGAACACTCATTGGTGAGACTGGTGGACAACCTGGAACTCCTGGTGCTGGTCCTACCACTGGTCCACACCTACACTTTGAATACTATCCAACTAGAAGTGGAGGACCAGTTGATGGATCTCCATTTGCATCATCAGTATTTACTGTCGGCGGAAATGTTGAGGCATTTACTACACCACCTCCTGTAGTATCTCCTGGTGCAACTCCACCAACAACAGGAGCAGGAGCAGTGATTGATCCTGGTAAAGCAGGCATGACTGCACTGCCACCAATTGTTTTGCCAGCTACACCAACACCAGCACCAGCACAAATGCAACAGAGTGCTCCCCTCACTTCACCTTGGGCAGCAATCAATGGTGAGAATCCATACATGCAACATCAATTCTAATGTCTAATTCTAAATTCTTTAATCCGAAATCTGTGGTCATCACTAGTGTTGATGGTACTCAATTTGTTATGACATCAACTGTTGGTGCGTTCTCATACTATGAGGATATCTTTACACCATTTGTCAGTGCTAACATGGTTGTTATTGATAGTGGACAAAACTTGATTGGTAATCTACCTATCCAAGGCGGCGAGAGAGTTATCTTTACTCTTGATAATGTTAAAGGAGAAGTTGTAGAGTATGAACTATATGTTTACAAGGTATACAACAGAGTTGTAGACAAGAACAGACAGATGTATAACCTTGCATTGCTATCTAAAGAAGCAATGACAAATGAAGCTGCCAGAGTTACAAAGAAGATGAAAGCACATCCAGAACAAATTGTTTCTGATGTTCTCACAACAAATCTAGGTGTGCCACAAGACAAAATCTTTGCTGAAACATCTAAGTTTAAGATGAGCATGTTTCCCAATGGTAGGAAACCACATGCGATCATTCAATCACTGATGGCAAGAACTGTACCAAAGTCTTCTAAGTTTAAGAAGGGTGGTGGTGTAGAAGATGCACAACCTGGAGGAGAACTGGGTACTAATGCAACTAAAGCATCTGGTACTGCAGGATATCTGTTCTTCCAGAATGCAGATGGATTTGTATTCAAATCTATGGACCTGCTATGTTCTGATGGCAGTGATACTTTCGGTGGGTCTGCACCTGTGGCAGAATACTATTCTCGTCCTGCTGCTGGACAATCTTCTGAGTCTGCATTCAATACCATTGAGAGTTACAAGTTCACAGATGAGATTGACATCATTGATAAGTTAAACAATGGCATCTACTCTACACACATGTGTTACTTTGATCTCTCATCGCAAAAGTATGAAGAGTACAACTATGACATGAAGACTACCTTTAATAACATGTCACACCTTGGTAGTCAAACTAGTGTTCCAAAGTATCAGAAAGATTTGAGTGCTAAACCCAGTAGAATCATGACAGTTCTATTGGATCCTGAACTATGGTATGACGGAGATGGTATTGCTAACCCAGAAGAAGATGGTGACGCAGAGTTTCCTGACTATGCAAAGTATTACACAGCGCAGTCAATTGGAAGACGATATCTGATGGAAAATCAGAAGGTAGAGGTTGTCATCCCTGGTAATTCAAGTCTGAGAGTAGGAGACAAGGTAAAGATATACATTCCAAACGTTGCTGCCGAAGAAATTAAAGAGGGTCAGCAATGGGATGAAGAGAACAGCGGTACATATCTCATCGCTCAATTGTCTCACAACTATCAACTTGTCAAAGAGAGTGGCGAACCAGAGTTCACTACAGTATTAAATCTAATTCGTGATACGTATGGAATCAAAGAGTATGATTCGGGTGTTAAATAATAGGGGGGATTAATTAAATATGGATCAGTCTTTATCATCGCTATATCCTATACATCAGATTGGTTCTGACGGATTCTCTTGGTGGATCGGTCAGGTAGAGACCAATAAAAAGGATGACCCTAAAAGGTCTGGTCGTTTTCGTGTGCGTATCATCGGACAACACCTGAAAACAGGTGAGAATGCTACGCCAACAGAGGATCTACCATGGGCACACTTGATGATGCCCGTCACCACACCATTCATTGAGGGTGGTACTGGTGGTGCATCTCCTGGTCTGCAACGTGGTTGCTTTGTAGTTGGTTTCTATCTAGATAATGACAAGCAGAAACCTATCATCATGGGTTCTGTTGGTGGCGTCAAGGGAGCAACTAAAGTAAGTAATGTTGATCCTGGTTCTGGTCCATTAAACTTCACTCCATTCGTAGATCCTAAAGTAAATCCACAGCAGAATAGATCTATAGAAACCCAGAGTGGTAAGAATGATGATGGTGCTAACACCGATAAAGGTGTTCTTGATGCTGATAGAGCAGATGAAAAGAACGGAGCGCCACCTATTCTATTGGCAGCATATGGTAAGCACTCAGAAACTAATCCTACTGGCGGACAAAGTTGTGTAGTCATTGGCAATCCTAATTGTGGTCAAGAAAATGATCTAAAGTCTGGAATGACTAGACTCATTGGTGATATGCTCGCTGCCAACCAAGCATCAGGTGGACAACTTGGTGATTACTATGTCAGTAAAGTCAATGGTTTGATGTATGACAAGATTGATATTGCTCGATTCCATATCAGTCGTGTTGTTAGACTAGTCAAGAGTTTTATTGCTAGGGGAAAGACAGAGATCACGAAGGCACTACGTGGTGCTATTGACTTCCTTAATAATGCTCTGCTAACAGAAGAAGTTATTGTTGGTAATACTGGACCACTCGCAGATCCAGAGAAAGCATTCAAACCTATCAAAGAGAAAGGAAATAGATTTAAGAAGATCAAAGAAATCTTTGACGAAATCTTCCAAGCACTTGGTTGTAGTATTGCTGACATTACTGATACTATTGCAAGTTTTATTACTGATCTGCTGATGGGATACATTCAAGATGTATTCAACAATGCAGCATGTTTTATTGATACTCTAGTAAATGGTATTCTTAACGAGATTCTATCAAAGTTTGAGGAACTAGTCAACACAATCCTTGCACCTATTCAAGCAATCCTAGAAGCAATTGCTGCACCACTGAACTTCATTGGTGGCATCATCAATGACTTCATGAAACTGTTGGGTATCAGTTGCACTGGACCTGGACAGCAGTGTGAACCAATCAAGCAAAAGTGTACTGATTGTTCTTCAGATGAGTCTGATGATCTAGACAAACTATTGAAAGATCTTGAGTCTGGCATCGGTGATCAATCTGCATTTGTTTGTAATGAATCTAAAGTAGTTCCACCAGTTGCAGATACAACAATCAGTTTTATTGGTGGTGTTCCCAATGATCCAACTCCATCACCACCAAACCAACCACCTGGACCCGAGAAAACTATTGACTACGTACCTCCTAGTGTTGCAGATGAACCACCATTCGACGATGATCCCATCGAAGAAGATGACATAGAAGATCCTACTGTAGAAGATCCCGATCCCGATCCAACAACACCTCTACCTGAAGGAAGTGAACCATTCCTCACCCTTTCTGCGAACGCTACAGTATATCAAGAGGGTAACACTGCTACCTTCACTTTCACTGGTGTCAATATTCCTGACAACACTACCATCAGCTGGCAGTTAAGTGGTCCACAAATTAATGATACAGATATTGTTGGAAACCTTTCGGGTGATGTGATCATGAATAGCAACACAGCAGTAGTTCCTGTTCAAATTGCAGAGGATGGTGTAGCTGAAGATTCTCCTGAACTACTGAGAATGGTTGGTGTGATTAACACTGCTATTGTTGTTGATGGTGTTAGTTACAATCCAGATGCTCAGACTGATGTGGTGATTGATGTCACATCGGTTGATCCAGTAGCACCAAACCCAACTCAAGTACAAGTTTGGAATATCACTACAGATAAACCAAGTTATGAAGAGGGTGAGGATGTTCTAGTAACAGTTACCACAGAGAATGTCCCTGATGGTACAGAAGTTACCTACTTTATGATTGGTAAGGGTATTACTTCATCTGATTTTGTATCTGACACTCTATCTGATACTCTAGTCATTCAGAATAATGCAGCAGTATTTGTCCTTGGTATCGAAGATGATACAGTTGTAGAAGGTATTGAGACTGCTACTATTATACTACAAAGTAAAGGTGTAAGTACAGACTTCAACATCGTTGAATCTGCTGGTGCTGGCGGTGACAATGAGGATCCAACAACACCACCAGAAGAAAGCGACTTCCAGATCACCAAACCAGTCGCTGGTGATCCAATCACCGATGACAATGGTGGAATCATTTATATTCCTATTGTGTATCCTGGTGGACCATATCAAACTCCACCACAAGTTATAATTAGTGGTCCTGGTTATGGCGGCGGTGCTGTTGCTCTAATCGATGACAAAGGACTTGTCAGTGAAGTTCGTGTCACAAGACAAGGTGTAAACTACAAACCCAACACACCAGATGAAAATAATCTACAATGTATCATTGATTCCTTTACTATTCTTTCTCCTGGTCTTGGATACACTGAGGTTCCAAAAGTTCTCATCAATGGAGAAGAAGGAATTGCTGAAGCAGTCATTGATACTCAGGGATATGTTGTTAGTGTCCGAACACTAGATCGTAATAGAAGATATACATCTATGCCTGCCGTCAGTATTGTCGGTGGAAATGGAGCGGGTGCTAGATTCTTGCCTAACATGGCATGTCTAGATAATATTGAACTTGAGCGTAAGGGTTACGCCAAGATTGGAACTGGTTCTTACGTTGATTGTCCATAATGGCTATTACAAACACACAAAAAGCAAGTCCTGAACAGGCAAAATTAAAAGAGAAGGGTGTTGCTAGACCAGCAGGATCAGAAAATCCTGATGAGGGTCAATTTACTAATGGTGAATTTAATGTCATAGCAACAAAACATGGTTGGACTATGGGTTCCTATCAAAATGAAGATGGAACCACTGGATTCATCATGACTAATGGTCAGTCAATGTTCCACTTTGATGTAAATGGTAACATTGTTATGGCAACTGGTAAACCTGGGCAATCAGGTTGCGGTGGTAAAGTTGTTATTCATGCTAAGGATCACCACGAAAAGACTGACACATATGCTCTACATGTACGTGGCAATGATGACTCACAGACAAAAGAAGAAGATGGAAGCACCACAGGGTCAGCACCATATTCTATCTACGTAGAGGGTGACGTTGCTATTGAAGCGCAAGGTGGTGACATTGGAATGAAGGGAGATAACATCACTCTCAATGCACTCAACAACCTTACACTTCGTTCAGGAGAATCTATCAACCTAGAACCTGCAGAGGGTCAAGGTAAGGTCAATGTTGTTGCAACAGACTTTAACGTTGACTCATCTTTTGCTCGTTTCACTACTAGCGGTGGATTCTATATTGATGGTAGTGGGGAGTTTAGTGTAAACCAGAAACTAAAACCTGGCGCTCAAGTTGCTATCAATACTCTTGGTACAATCAACCAAGTTATCAAGGGTGATTATTCACTACGAGCAACAGGAAATATTCAGTTACAATCTGATTTCTCTCACATTCTGCAGAAAGCAGTAAAAGGTGGAGCAGCGACAGTTCTTAACGGAGATGATTCCAAGACAGTTCGTGGTTTGTCAAGTCTAACTGTGCTTGGTAAGGCACTCGCTATGGATGATCCTCCAGCAGCAATGGCAATCAAACTAGGATCATCTGCTGCAGGATCGTTGGACATCAGTGGTTCATCGTTCCTTAATGCTAAGTTCGTGGGTGCTTCGGTCTTCTCAAGCACCAACATCAATCTGGTAGGTAAGGCAGCGATCACCATGACGGGCAAATCGATTTTCCTAAACTGATTACGAGAATTCCGAAAAAATTTCTCCGCCCAAAAATGGGCAAAAAAGTCGAGCTTGACAAATCCCCAGAAACCGAGTAGGATAACTCTGTAAAGGGTTCAAGGGTCACTGTGACTCTAAATAACTATTGAGTGAAGCTTCATTATGCACTACAAACCATATAGTCCAGAGTGGCACAGATACAGATATTTAAAAGAAGCATTGGACAAGTATCTTGACGATTACGTTGAGAACAATGAAATTATTGATGATATCCTAGATATTCTTCATGATCGTTCAGAATCATCATATTCTGATTTTACTAAAGTGAATGAACTAGAAAATTGGATTACTAAGGCAAAGGACTAGACATATGCTATCTACCAAATACAGACTCAGGTTGGAGTTTATCTGTAAAAAGATTGCAAACAAAGAGGAAGTACAACTAGATGATATGATTTGGGCAGAGAAACTTGCCAAGAGTCATACAACTGCTAGAGAATGGTTACGCAAAGCACGTCGTCATGCTGCCCAAGACATTCAGGAGGGCAGCATGGATGATTTTATGAATAAGATGGGATTAGGCGATCCCGACCCATCTAATTATAAAACGGGATTCGATAGTGCTGATGAAATTGTAGATTGGTTCAAACAGGACAAACCTGATGATTGGAGGCAACGTGACTGAAAAGATTACTCCAGAAACATATATAAAAATGAATGAAGAGTTTGAGGAAGAAGGAACTCCCATCAGTATTATTGTTCCTACTCAGGAGCAAATTGATAATTCTATTGGAGTTAAACTTCCAACTACATTCAAACCACAAAAACCTATGATCACGGATGGTAGTGATCCTTGGCCCCATAGTAAGTGTGAACCAATGACTGATCCACGAGAGGAGAATGAAGAGAAATGGCGTATAGCGACCAATAAGGTTATTGCTGAAAATTTAGTTGAGAAAATCGAAGAATTGTTGGACGGCAAAGCACACTATTTTGAGTGTTCTGACCGTACTACGTATCACCAAAAAATTGTCATCGAATTCAACCACAAAAGCAAATGAACGAGACAGCAGTTATCTACACTAACGGATCACAAGAGTGTGAGAGAATGGCATCTCTCTTGCGTTCACTAGGAGGGCAATTCCTAGAATATCGCCTCAATCAGCATTTTTCACAAAGAGGGTTTGAAGAAGAATTCGGCAAAGGAGCAGAATACCCTCAAATCAACATTGGTTACAAGCATATTGGTTCTCTCAAAGATACATTGCAGTATCTAAAACAAAATAATTATGTTCATTAATTAATACTGAATGGAACTACAGCGTCTGCATGATTACATTTATTACTATAATGATGTGATACCACCCGAGGTGTGTGACTCTATTATTGGTAAAATGGAGTCTACACCTCTGTATAAAAGTGGAATTTTTCCAAACAAGCGTGCAAAAGCACAAGACAACGATTCAATATTCCTCACACCAGAGGTAGCAGGTATTATTGACAAATACTTTCTAAAGGTGCATGAGAGTTATATTAGTGATAATAAATTAGTGAAACATTTTGGTGACATACTGAAATATAACCACAGATTAAGACCTCATTATATCTACAGATTTTACAAACCTGGAGACTCATATGACTGGCATGTTGACTTTCCTCCAAATTTTGAACAACTAATCTCTTACGTATTGTACCTAAACGATGATTTTGAGGGTGGTGACACTCTGTTTATGAATCAACGTATCAGGGTAAAACCACGTAAAGGTAGTATTATCTGTTATACGTCAGATTTGCAAAACATACACAAGGGTGCTATACTTAAGTCTGGATTTAAACGTATCATACTTGGAGGAGTAGGAAGACACTAATGAAAACTGATATTATTCCCATTTTTCCAATTCCTTTGATTCAGATTAATAATTTTTTGACGGATGAAGAATGTAATTCTCTTTTAGATGAAGTTGCGACGCTTGAATATTATCGACCTTTTGATGCATACACACAAAAGTATAAAACAACCACATATTCTACCAACGACAACGACTATCTTCGTAAACATCAACCATGGTTGCAAGATCGTCTAGAAAAAGAATTTACAAAAATTTCTAAAGACATTGGAAATGAAGAATCTTTAGAATTTGCCGTATGTAGTTCTTGGGTTACATGCACGATTCCTGGAGGATATTCAAGAGTTCATTCACATGCCAATTCTTATTTTTCGGCAGTGATGTACTTGCAAGAAAATATCACTCCAATTAAATTCTATAAAGGCACTCCCCGAGGAATGGACTTTGACATAAGTGAAAAAACAGAGTTTAATGTAAATCAGTTAAGTGTAAATCCTTCAAAAGGAGGATGTCTTCTTTTTCCGAGTTATCTAGATCACTCTGTTGCTCAGAATCTAAATCCTACGTTGAGATATTCTATTTCAGCAAATTTCTTTCCAATTGGTACGTGGGGTAGACATGACTCTACTGTAAACACTAGTATTCACCCTCATGTGTCAAAACCCACATAAATAGTAGGAGACAATTGAGCGATGAAAGCGTACAGACTCTCACAACTTTATCAATTTCTTGAAGGTAATGTTGTGAGAATGTATTTCATCCAAGGTGTTCCTTATACGTTTGATGAACTTCCTCAGATTATTCAGGATCACCCCCAAATCCAGACTGAAGCATTACAAGGTAAGGATTGGGATATGGATGAAATGTACCGCTGGTCTTCTTATTTGATAGAAGAGGAACTTCATCCTCTCATGTTCGATATTAAAGTAAACGATATTGCTTTGTTACCACAAGATGATTGATCAATTTAGTGATTGGTTTGAAGGAACGTTTAATAACAAAATTCAAGCATTCACTTATCCCTCTCGTTATGCTTATATCGTAGTTCAACACCGCAAGGTGGAGGATGGATGGTTTTATGGTGAGCAAGCATACTTTAATAAACTAAAGAAACCTTATCGTCAGTTTCTTCTTAACATCAAAGAAGAAGATGGTAAGATTCGCGTGAGCAGTTATTACATCGCTGATAAGACTGCTCACCTAGGGTTTCAGAACTTAGATCTTCTTCTGAAAAAACCCTTGACACACAACGTCGGATGCGATACAATATTTGAGTCCAAGGATGGGCACTACGCTGGTCGCATCGAACCAGGATGCAACTGCATCGTCATGCAGGGAACTCAAGAAACCTATCTTGAAAACCTTGCGTTCTTGGGCGATGGGTGGTATAATGTAGAGGACAAAGGGTTCCACCCCGAGTCCAAACAACAATTGTGGGGTTCACAGCATGGGTGTTTCTTATTTAAAAAAGTATGATCACTGATCTGTTTCCTTACAATCAATGGTGTTCTGTTTTTCCTGCTCCTAATGCTAAAGAACTTACTGAGTATGTTCTGAATAAAACTGAGGATTATACTCAGTTTGATTGGGCAAGAGGATGTCAGGTAAAAACAATCCATTGTCCGTGGCAAGAGACTTTTAAGTTAATAGAACCATCTGTTTGTCAGTTTGGAGAAGAACTTGGAAAGTCTTTTGGTTACAAATTCCATGATCCATGGATTAATTGCTACGAGAAAGGTTCGTATCAAGAAGTTCACGATCATATAGAAGTTGACTTTGCGTCAGTTTTCTTCCCACATGTTGAAGAAGACTTTGGTGAATTCTTTTTCTTTGATCGATATAACAACTCCTTGAAACCTGGATGGAGAAACAACTTTAACTTCAAGTCTACTTGGGTTCCCAATGTAAGTCCTGGAGATATTATCTTCTTCCCTAGCACAATTCTACATGGAGTTAACGTTCATAAGAGTGATAAAACAAGAAAAACTCTTTCTTGCAATTACTCTTTTGAAACCCCGCCCCCGTAGCTCAGTGGTAGAGCAGGGCTTTTGTAAAGCTCAGGTCGCAAGTTCAAATCTTGTCAGGGGCTCTGGGGAATTAGCTCAGTTGGTAGAGCACCTGCTTTGCAAGCAGGCTGTCAGGAGTTCGAGTCTCCTATTCTCCATTGGGGAGTACAAACAAAAGATCTTCCCTTACGCGGAAGCGCCCCAACACTAGAATCCCTCTTATAGCAGGGAGTAGTGAAAAGGAGGTTCAATGAAGTTATTAGTAATACCCCGAGCAAATTGCTTGCAACCTGCTTGGTTGGGCGTTTGGGGAGAGTAGCTACTCTTCTGGTTTACTAGCATCCTAAGAACCTCCTCCATTCCCAAGTAGCTCAGTGGCAGAGCTGGTGACTGTTAATCACTCGGTCGCAGGTTCAAATCCTGCCTTGGGAGTATGTCGGTATGGCGGAATTGGTAGACGCGCTGGGTTTAGGTTCCAGTGTCTTATGACGTGGAGGTTCAAGTCCTCTTACCGACATTCGGAGTATAAATAAACTCAGGAAAAGCACAGACGGACTCGGGTAGTTATGCCTTTAACAAGACTTGATAACCTGTATTCAAGTAAGACTGGAAAATACCTCTATGTATCACCAGACGACTTTAATGCGAGTGATGAACTAAACAATAGAGGTAACTCGCCTTTACGTCCTTTTAAGACAATTCAAAGGGCATTTATTGAGGTTTCTAGGTATTCTTATCTACCTGGAGCAAATAATGACAGGTTTGACCAGTTCAGCATCATGCTGATGCCTGGTAATCACTATATTGATAACCGCCCTGGTCTGGTAACAGAAACTGCTGTAGAAGCACGTTATTATGATGCATCTAACCTCCTACGTGCTAACCGCCAAGAGGTTATTGATCGTGCTGTAGCACAAGTATCCGTCGAACATCCTGATTTCTACTATCCTGGAGACCCACAAACAGGGGCATGGTCTCGCTATAAGGACGCATATCGTCTGATCCAGAAGAATAGAGACGAGATTATTGATAGGTCTGCTGCTGAAATCTCTGTACAACATCCTGACTTTGTTTATCCTGGTGATGCTGCAACTGGTCCTTGGTCTAGATTTAATGATGGTTACAATCTGATTCAAAGAAACAAGAGTCTGATTGCTCAGGATGCGTTTGACCACATGGATGCGGTCAATCCTCCTTCACCTCTACCACCTGGATATAATAGTGGTAGTTGTGTTCGTGACATCACTTTCTTGATTGATGCACTTTCTCTTGACGTTAAGCAAGGTGGTGGTAACAAGTACACTAGAAAGTATATTAGCAACTATTTCAATGATGCTGGCACTGATTGGGTAGGAACTAGAACTCCTTATACCCCAACTGATGCAACATATGATCCTGCAAATGGTCTGACCACAATTACATTTGCAAATCCACATAGCATCGCTGTTAATGATAGAGTCTTCCTTAATGAAGGTGCTCTGTCGTTCACTTGTGACATGGATGGTGATCAGGCAGTCAAGGCATATCCTCGCGTTGGTGTTGATCCTGGTGCTGTAAAAGGATTCAGTGTAACTGCAACTACTGCTAACACTATTACTTTTAACGCTGGTCCATCTGGTCCTAACAAGTATTTCCAACCATCTGCTGTAGATTACAATCCATCAACAGGTGACATGGTTGTCACTGTTGGTCAACATGGTCTAGGTGTTGGCCGCGGCGTTGTTCTAGAAGACAACTCCTTCACTTTTGAATGTGACCTCGATAATCGTGCAACTCAGCACACCTATCCACGTCCTGGAGTTGACCCATATGCAGGTCAGTCTATTGCAATCGCTGCAGTTGGTTCTACTTCCCACACAGTAACCGATGCTCCTTATGATGCAGCATCTGGTGTTGTAACACTTACCATTGCAAACCACGGATTTAGCAATGGTGATTACATTAAGGTTGCAGATAATTCTCTGTCTTACACCTGTGTCCTAGATGGTGACACTGAAACCAAGTCTTATCCTCGCCCAGGCGTTGATTATCCATCTGGACGTTGGATGGAAATTCAAAACGTAACTACCAACACGTTTGAAATTAATGTAGGTCCTTCTGAGTACACTGGTGCCCACACCTTCGTCAGTGCGACTGCTAATGGTGTTGAGCGTCAAGATGGCACTTTCACTATTAATGTGGGCACCTCTTCTGATACTTCTACTCACTACTTCATCGGTGCAACTGCACAGGCAATCAAGCATGAACCACAAACAACTCATGCATTTGTAAGCGCACTTGACAATAGTGTTATTCATGATGGAACCACGGGTCTTCGTGGTGAAGAAACTTCTTCTCTAACTGCATTCTCCAAAGCAGTTGAGTTGATGAAGTTGGCGATCACCAACAACTTTGCTTCTACATCTTCTCCTGGTAGCGAGTACACAGATAATACTGTAACTCCTGGTGAAGCAGTTTATGGTGATGGCAATGGTACAGTAAGTAATACTGATCCTACTGCATGTACTGACATCCAAAATATGATCGACACGCTATATGCTATTGTCGATAGTATTTTTGATAATTCTGACCTAGCAGCAAACAATGGAACATTCCTACTTAGTAACGTCCTTCCTGCTGAGACAACTTCAACTATCCTACCTGCTGGTGAAATTAAGTGTAAGCGTGACATCGGACAATTCATCGATGCAATCTCCCTTGACGTTCATGAAGCGGGTGGTAATGTATACACCAGAAAACTAGCACAGAACTACTTTGATGACACTGGCAACAACTGGGTTGCAAATGGTCTTCAAGGTGAAACTGCTGAATCTCTAACTGCATTTAACTTTGCGATTGCAGAGATGAAGAAGGCAGTTACTAATCAACTATACTTCAAAGATATTACAATCACCCCTGGTGATGCTATTTACGGCAATAGCAACAACCCACAGGAGAATCTTCAGTCTGGTAACCCTGCAGCATGTGCTGACGTTCAGTCTGCTATCGATACTCTGGGTGCAATTATTATTACATCTGTAACAGATGAGAACCTAAGTCAACTTCCTGACGAAACCACTTCTACTCTGGTATCTGCAGGACATGCTAAGTGTAAGCGTGACTCTGGTTTCATTGTTGATGGTCTGATCGATGACCTCGCAACTGATGGCAACGCAAACACAATCACCAACGCTAAAGCATACTTTGATCGCTTCGGCAATCCTATTGCTAATGGTGTCCTAGGTGAAGAAGCAGAATCCATCACTGCATTCAATGGTATTGCATATTGGGCAAAGAGAGCAGTAACTAACAGACTATTTGCTAAGGACCTGACTATTTCTCCTGGTCCTGCAGTTGCTGGTGCCAACACTCCAGTTATTCCTTACACTGGATCTGGTAATATCGAAACATGTCAGGATGTCCAGCAAACTATTGATACTCTAATCAATATTCTTACCTCTGTTATTGAAGTTGGTAACCTAGATGACATAGCAGATATCAAAGTCACAGGTGTTCTTCCTTCCTTTAACTACAACAGAGCACTGGAAGAGTGGCAGGACAACTCTATTGTTGACCTAGCAAACCCTGACAACGTTCTCTATAAGTTCAACGCTGCAACTGGTGGTTGTATCGTTCCTAGAGGTTGTTCACTGATTGGTTATGACCTCCGTCGTACAGTCGTTCGTCCTCTGTATGTTCCTGATCCTGCTGATACAACACAGGAAAGAACTTCTATCTTTAACCTGACTGGTGGTTGCTATCTGTGGCAGTTCACTATCAAGGATGGTGACCTCTCTGCACAATCTCCTCTGTATGATGCAACCGCAGGTGTTGGTAAAGTCTACAATAAGAAGGGATCTACTCAACTAGCAATTCCTGAGTATTCTCACCATAAGATCTGCATCATGACGTATGCAGATAGATCTGATCTTGACAACTACTATGAAAAGGTAGGTAAGGCATTCCAGCAGTTCCAACCAACTATTGATGATGGTGGACTGGAAGCACTGGTTCAAGAAAACAGAATCGTTGGTCCTCTGTCTGATAGTAGAACTATCGAGAGTATCAAGATTGAGGATCAGACAACATTTACCGCAACTGCTAACAGCACTGATACTCTTACAAACGTTTCTGACACCAGCAAACTCAATATTGGTGCAGAAATTCAAAGCAGTGCCTCAGGAATTGTTGTTAATCCTAATACTAGAATCGAATCGATCTCTGGTAACACAGTAACACTGAACCAAGCAATCAGTGGTAGTGGTGCAGTTGCGTTTACCGCGCAATTTGGTTACACTAACATCACAGTAACCACCAAGATTGACCATGGTTACTTTGAAGGTCAGTATGTTGCGATCATTAACTCTGGTCTATCTGATGAAATCAACGGAACCTGGAAGGTTACCAAGATTGATCAGGTTAATCCTAAGGTATTTGAGTATGAAGTATACAATAATACCGCAGCATCCCTCGGACTTGTCTCTGGTCAAACCTATTTCTCTGGTGAAGTCGGCGGAGTCAGCACAAACGCGGTAGTTCTTGCGGAAATTGACTCTGTTGAGTCCGCATCTCCTTACGTTTTCAACTGCTCGATCCGCTCTACTTGGGGTCAGTGCGGCATGTGGGCGGATGGATCTAAGGCGACTGGATTCAAGTCGATGGTCGTGGCTCAATATACGGGCGTATCGTTGCAGAAAGACGATCGTGCGTTCATCCGTTACGACAGACTTACAAACACTTGGAACCAAGCATCACTCACTGATGCATTCGCTACAATCCCTTACCACACCAAGGGTGATGCATACTGGAAAGATGACTGGAGAAACTTCCACATTCGTGCTTCTGATGACTCCTTTATTCAGTGTGTTTCGGTCTTCGCTGTTGGTTTCTTCGATCACTTCCTGATGGAGTCAGGTGGTGACATGTCTATCACCAACTCTAACTCCAACTTCGGAAATACATCACTTCACTCTGTTGGTTTCAAAGGATTCTCCTTTAACCAGGATAAGGGTGGATACGTTACCGACATTATTCCACCTGGAATAATCAATCCAAGCACCACTATTATTAACCAGTGGTATACATTTAATGTTCCTGCATCCAAGGATAGAGCTAATCATACTAGACTATATCTTGCTGGTGATGGCATTGAGAATCCTGATGATCGTCCAGCATCTTCTATCAATGGATACAGACTTGGTGCTAAGTCTGGTGAAGAGATTGCAGTTGATCTTGCTCGTTATCCATCTGAACCAGCTGGTCCAATTGAATTCAAGTCGAAACTAGAACCATCTGGATTTAAAGCATGGACAGTTGGCATCGAGACGCTAACTCCTAGCAGTGCATCGGTTGACAACTATGCACAAGATGCTGCTAACAGAATTGAAGATAACAAGGCACTGATTCAGAACGAAGGTTATCAGTACATCATTGCTAAGTATCCTGAACTCCTAAACAACACCAACATTGTTATTGGTAAGTGTGAAAGAGATATCGGATATTTCGTTGATGCTGTTGTTAATGACTTGAGACTTGGTGGCAACATCAACTCTATTCAAGCAGCAGAAGGTTACTACATCCAAGGGCAACTCTCTTACATCCCTAATGAGTTGAATGAAACTCTGGATACATTTGATTATGTCAAGAACCTGATGATCGCAGCAATGCGTAACTGGGATTATCTGATTAGAGATTGTTCAATCACTCCTGGATCTGCTATTGTCAACGTCGGTGACACCTCTGGTCTCGTCATTGGTATGAGAGTAGAAGAATATGCTCCTTCTGACTTTACAAATGGCAGACTAAACGCTGGTGCAACTGCAATCACAACCAACATTCCTGTCAATACATTCATTAAGAGAATCATCAGTGATACTCAGATTGAAATGGGTATCCCTGGTGCTAAACTGACCACTGGTGCAACCAGACCTGCTATCGGTACAGGAACGACTTCTGCATATCTGCACTTTGATCTAGAGAATGGTGCATGGAGCAGCATTACTCCAACTAGTGACGACACTATCACTCAAGATAATAGAGTTGATGGTAACGGCGATCCACTACCTGAGTGCTCTAACATTGCAACTACTATTGAAGGATACTTCGAGCAAATCTTCCTGGTACTTAACTCTGGTTATAGTGTACTGGGTGGCACTGAAGTTGATGCTTCTAATGCAATCACTGACAATGCACGTTTCATCGCTGCAGAAGCAGTTTACAGAATCGCTAATGATCCTGCATACGCTGGAACAAGTCTTGGTCAAGGTCTGCTAGCATCGACTGGTGAAACTATTCAAGATGCTTGTGTAGATGACGTTGAGAATGTACTCAAAGAAATTGCTTACAACGTCAGATATGGTGGTAATAATAGAGTATATGCAGCTGCAGAACTCTATATCTCCAGTGCATCTGTTGCTGGTGAAGAAGCAGAATCTGCTGCAGCATTCAATATGGCAAGAGACCTGGCAATTCAAGCAATGCGCCAGGAAACAATCACAGTTCAAGGTGATCATGGTCTAACTCAGGTTATTGATTCTCAAGTTATTCCTGAGTATGATGCAAATGGAAACCTTGTAACACCTCCTTGCGCTGATGTTGCTCAAACCATCACGACTCTAACAGCATTGATCACTTCTGGTATTCAGAACCAACCACTGGGTGCCATCACGATGCCTACGTTTGCTTCTGTAACCCGTGTTGAACCCAATAGCAACCTGGAAGGTCTATCTGCAAGAGCAACCCTCTTCACGCTTGCCACAGGCAGCTTTGCTGGCAACCCCAATCCACATGACCTGGAGACAGGAACTGCTGTCAGACTGGTTCCTCGCGCTCGCCCTGGTACTGATCCCGATAAGCGTGTTATCAGACTACCTGATGGATTCAAGACAAATACTAAGTATTATGTCATTGCTCCTGGTAGAAATCTCTATCCAGAAAACTTTGCTCAGTCTGCTGCTGCTATCACAGTTACAGAGGCAGCAGGAACTAACTTTGCAACTGCAAATGCTACAAGAGCAACTGCAGCAGGACTCTATCGTTCTCTAGTTGCACAACCTAAAGTTGACACTGATGGAACTGCACTAGCATCTGGTACTGGACTACGCTTTAACATTAGAGTCAATGCTGATGGTTCTCTAACCCTTGGAGATACTTCAGCAAACCTAGATGCAATTGCTAATGGTGGTTCTAGATATCAAAATGGTGACATTGTTGTTATCACCGATGGTCAACTAGGTGGTACAGGTGCTCCTGATATCGAGATTGAAATCACTGCAACATCTCAAGCAGAATATCCTGGTGTATTTGATGGCACTGAAGTTAACAAGTTGATGCTTGCTACTTCTCCTGAGAATGCAGCAGCGGGTATTTACATGTATTCGCCAGAAACCGATTCGGTTGATCCTGACGTTGAGATCTCTATCGAACAATACGTACTAGATGGTAGATATGACCTACACAAGTACAAGTCGAACGTCGTTGGTGCTTCTGAGATTGAAACATCAGTTGCTCATATCTTCGACGTTCCTTCTGCTAACACAACTCCACAGAAAGTATTTGTTAGACTCGCAACTGACATCGCTGGTTCTACTCTACCACAGCTGAGTGGATCTGCTTCTGCTATCTCTACACAGACCGAATACTTTGTACGTTACGTCTCTAATAAGCGTGTCACACTTCACACCTCTGCTGCTGATGCAGAGTCTGGTGATAGAGCACTGACATTTGTTTCTGGAACTGGTGTTAACTTCTACTTGTATGCTAACAAGCGTGAGTCTCCACTACGCTTTGACGCTGAGTATTCTGCAACTGGTAACAATACTGGTCTTTGGTATCTCAACGTTAAGGATGAGTCCAATACTGGCGGTGCTGCATATAATCGTTACAGCATCCTATCCAGATTCCATGGTGGTGTTGAACTAGCAAATGACTTCCAGACTAAGACTGATCCTACACTAGATAGTCGCTATCTGCGTGTTGAGGACGAAAGAGAGAAGGAAGATAGAGTTTACAGACTGCGTTATGTTGTTCCAAATTATCTGGAAACAGTTCGTGATCCTCTCAATGGTTTCGTCATCAAGACTAGAACTGATGACAAGCGTCGTCTAGTTCCACAGAGAGTTCTACTCAAACCAATTCCTGGCAACCCTAATCAAGTTGCATCGTTCTATAACCCTGCAAATGCTGGTGAACAAATTGGTTTGAACAAGTCTGAACTGATTGCTGATCAGATCAGAACAATCGATCCATCTGTTGTTGATCTGCTACCTGAGCAGCAGAACCTGTATGATCCATACCTAGCACCAAAAGTAATTGAGTTTGACTCTAAGATTGCTGCAACTATTCAGTCTGCTAGAAAGTTCACTCCTGCTGGCACAACTGATACATTCCTGGAAGTAACTCTGTTTGACCACACGATTGTCAACCAGTCTGTTAAGAACGAGATCTTTACAGTTGTACGTTGTAACTTCCTACAAGGTGGATTCTTCACTGCTAACGCTACACAAAGCAACGATAGCAATAAGATCACCTGGGAAACAGTTGGTGGTGGTAACATCCAAGGTGAGGCATATCTACAAGCATACATCAATGATCTGGAAACTGCTCAAGCAGTTCTAGTTCTGAAGGGTGCAGTTGGAGAACTGGCATTCGATCCATCCAAGCAAGTCTTGTTTAAGCAGGGCGATGTTCAGATTGAACTGATTGAAGTTCCTAACTCCTTCGGTGATCAACTTGAGTACCTTGACAAGTCTAAGCGTGAGAACTATCTCTACAGAGTAGAAGGTTCTAACGTTTATACGATTGCTCCTGGTGACGTTATCACTGACGACACTGGACTCAACTCTTACTATGTTGCTACAATTGAAGACCAAGGCAACTTCGATGATTGCTTCTACATCTTCGACATTGATACACTACAAGAGCGTATTCCCAACCAGCAAGATGGTATCTACTACCTGACTTGCCTACGTGGTAACATCTCTCCATTCCCAACTGGATCTGGTGTTGGCGAGAACTTCAGAAACTTCAAGTTCTCTCAACCTATCTCCCAACTCTATCCTATCAACTATAAGAATGACCCATTGTGGTTCCAAGTTGATGGCACAACTGGTGTAAGAGATACCTCTATTCTTGACGTTCCTGCTACATCTTCTGCAGCAGACAACTATGTCCATGGTCTCGTAACAGTTAACGATGCTAAGGGTAGTGAGACCAGAGAAATGGTCAGTGACATGATCAGAAATGGTTTCTTGAATCGTTACACATATACTGGTGATAATGTCATCCAAGCACAAGAAGGTAACGCAACCTCTGGTTCTGAAGATAGACTGATTCCTATCTCTGGCGACTCCGAGTTCCCAACAGAGCGCAAGCTCTACGTTGAACTTAGAAGACCATCTATCGCAAGATCTGGTAACCATACGTTTGAATACCTTGGATTCGGTCCTGGTAACTACTCCACTGGTTTCCCACTGCGCCAGGAAGTCGTCTTAACTGACAAACAGGACTTCTATGCTCAAGCGAAGCGTGAGGACGGCGGTATCGTCTTCTACACGGGTCTGAACTCCAATGGTGACCTATACATTGGTAACAAGAAAGTCAACGCTATTACTGGTGAGGAGACATTCCTAGAAAGTGCAGCACTTCTAGATTCTGAGGATGATGATGAGGATATCGGAACCCTCGTTACAACGTTCGATTCTCCTGTAACGTTCAACAGCACAATTACAGTTGCTGGTAAGTCTTCTTTGAACGGACCAGTAGAAATCAACGTTGAAGCAAGCGAAGGTGATGCTCTAACAGTATTCTCTAATATCGCTGCTAACGAAGATCAGACACTATTCAGTGGTTCCTGGAGAGATCAGGCAGAAGGTAATATTAAGATTTCTGGTAACAAGATTAAGTCGGCGGTATTCATCTTGAATGCACGTCCAAAACCTCTTGCTCAGTATGGTCAGTCTTATTCCTTCAGAACACATATTGCTGGTGGCGAACCCTCTAACATCGTTCCATGGAACGATCCAAATACAGTCTTCTATCCAGCACAGAATATCGACTTTGGATCTGGAAATGCTCCAGAAGGTGGCGATATTGTCTTTAAGGGTTCTTCTGTAGGTAACTCGGGATCACTTGGATGGATTCTTGCTAATAGCTTTACTTCTATCGAAAATAGAATCTTTAGAATTACTGCTGATGGTACAACCACACTCACATTTGAGTATGCTGCTACATTCAACAACGGCAACTCTAATGTATTTGATGACTCTCAGATCAGAATTACTAACTTCAGTAATACTGCTCTAATTGGCACTTGGGAAGTTATTGATTCTACAAGAACAGACGCAGGTGTAACATTCCAGATTGCTATTGACGATACAGTTACTTCTGGAACAATTTACACAGATGCTGACTGGTCTGGTGGTGACATCCTTGTTTCTTCTAAGCAATGGAAAGAGACTGGTGTCATCGGTGCCGAGACTCTCAGAACATATACTGAAGAGCGTGGTGATTACAAACTTGGTGTTAACACCATTGCAAGAGCAGGACATAATGCAGTTCTTACTGGTAATGTTGATGAGTTTACTGAACCAAGAGCAACGCTTGACGTTGTTGGTACAGCATTCGTCTCTGGTAAGACTCTAACCTCTGTCGATTCTGGTACAGGTGATATCACCAACCGCTGGGAAGATAATAATCTTAATAGCGATCAACGTGAAGCTCTAACAGGAGCAGACCTAGCAAATCAAGGATTTATTCCTCAAGATAATGCATTCTTGGTCGGTGGTGATAGCAATGACCTAGACGAGCGTGCAACTCTCCGTGTTACAACATCAGACGAACCTTCTGGAACTCGTGGTGCTACCTATCAAACTGGTGGTAGAGTTGGTATTAACACAACTCTGGGACTAACAGCAGAGAGTGATCTAGATCGCAACCTAGTTGTTGATGGTGATGGTAGAATCACTGGTAACTTCTTGATTCAGGATGACATCAGTGTTGATGGCGGTGACATTAACACCACTGCTAGCACGTTTAACCTGATTAATCAGAATGCTAACATCGTCAACTTTGCTAGCCAGGCACAATTGTTCGATGCATTTAGCAATACCACTAATGATCAAACACTGACCATTGGTAGTAATGCCGATTTCCAGACAATTAGAATTGGTCAGAACTCTGCTAGAACTATCTTTAGTGTTCACCCACTATCGACAAATGCATTCGTTGACATTGCTACAGTACAAGATGACGCAAACAACCAGTCCGAGGTTTATATCGGTGGCGCATGGGCAAACGCAGACTCTAAAGTCACTTTAGGATCTGCTCAGGCACTTATTGCTGGTAACCTTGAAATTGGTAGTAAAGTTGCTGCTGGAACTGGAGAAGCAAGACTCTTCTCTCAAGTCAGAAGAGTAAGACTCTTTGATAATGACCAAAACACACAGGTTGAGGCATTTACTAAGTCCAACAACCTAACTTTTGCTTCTCTTGGTGGTACAACAACCATTAGAAACTCCCTGAAGGTTCAAGCATCGGCAACAGTCGATTCTAACATTGTTCTATCTGGTGGTACAACTGCTGGTATTATCGAGATTGTAAGAGGTAGATTCTCTACTCCTATTAGTCTCCATAATCTTGGATCTCTTGACACTCCAAACATTGACTTCTACAAGTACAATTCAACTGGTAGAGTTATCGATACTGAAGGTAACAGACTATGGGGTGGAAGTCAGGATCTAGCAGGCGGCGGTAGAATCAGTGACTTTGACAATGTACAATCACCTGATCCTAGCAACCTCCGTGTTGCTGGTAGTTATGCATTCAGATTTGCAACTGGTGGATCTGGACAAGGTGCAGCATTTGATGTTAACGTTGCTTTCGATGGTACAGTTACTATTGAAATCCAATCAACTGGTACTGGATATGCTGACAACCAGACTCTAACCATTGCTGACTCTCAAGTTGGTGGAGGCGGCGCTCCTGACATTACTCTGGATATTAATGGTGTTACAGATTCCAGTGATGTTTACATCCTGCCAATCACAACACCTTCTGTAAATGACTTTGATATCGGTGATCTGATCCTCTTGGATCGCGGCAATGCTGCATCTCCTGATGAGTATTCTCCTCTAGGGGGCACTGCTGTTACTGGTCTTCGTAACCAAGCACAATCGGAGATCATGCGTATTGTTGGTCTCGATAACGTTACCAACGCAAATGATACTGATGGTTTCAGAATCTCTGTTGTGAGGGCGCAGGAAGGCACTCAAGAGGGTACAAACCACCCTGATGGTTGTGTCATCGCTAAACTAGATAAGAATGCTTCGGCATCTTACTTGACAGGTAAGGACGTTGGCACAGTCAATGGTTCACCTACCACTCCTGATGGTATCCTGGATGAACCAAGAGCTGGTATCGATGGAACCAGTGGTAACGTAAGAATCGGTCTTGCTGAGTTTGGTGGTATTCTAACCACAAACGATCTTATCAGAATTGATCAGGCAGAGATTTGTGGCATCGCTGATGTTATCAGCACTGATGTTCAATCCTTGATTGTTACTGATGGTGGTGACCCCGCAGTTACTAAGTTTAAGGTAGAATCTACAACTGGTAACACAGTTCTTTCTGGTGATCTTGGTACAGGACAAGGATACACTAAGTTTACAGTTGCTGGTGCAACTGGTAACACTAACATTGCTGGAACCACAACCATTGAGAATACTCTCACACTGAATGGTTCTACCATTGCTGCAACTGAATACTTTACCATCACTAATGGTGGTCCTTCTTACGAGAATGATGGTGTAACAGTTGCTGTCCCACTGAGAACTACCTTCCAAGTTGATACTGCGAATGGTAATCTCACGATGAATGGTGGCAACATCAACATCTTTGGAACTGATGGAACTACACCTCGCCTAACATTCAACAACTCCTCTGGAGACTTCACTACTTATGGTGCGTTCTCTGCACTTGGAACTGGACTATCTTCCTTCGGTGGTCCTGTTACGATGGCGGGAGATCTAACAGTTAACGGCGGTGATCTAGTTGTTAATCAAGCAGGAGATGAAATCTTCGCGATTGATGACGATGGTTCTATCAACATGGGTGGAATTACCAACTACTTCTCTCCATCTGGAGCAACGAAGTGGCAGGTTATTAACACCAGCGTCTTTACTGCTACATCTAACATCAGTTACTTCGTTGATGTATCTGGTACGTCTCTAATCAGACTACCAACGAACCCTCAAATGGGCGATATGATTCGCATTATAGATATTAGTGGTAACCTGTCATATAATATCTCGCTCGTTATTAGAGCGGCAAGTCTACAGAGAATTCAAGGTTCTCTAAGCAATACAGGATCGACAATTCTCGGTTCTCTAGCATCTGGCAACCTTTCTCAACATGACGGCGGTGAACTAGTTGTTCAGACACCAAATGCTGCATTTGGTCTTGTATATGCTGGAACAGTCGATTCTGATGGTGGTGGCGGAGTCAATCCAAACCGCGCAGGTTGGTATCTAATGGACGTATAACGGATGTCTTTTTATCAGGAACTTAAAACCGCCAAAGCAGCTGCTATTGGCACAATCATGCCATTCACGGGGAATATCTCAGATATCCCCGATGGATGGATTCCATGTGATGGATCTCGTGTCAATGCTTCTGATTTCCCTTTGTTAGCAAGAGCAATTGGTGATACCTATAATCTGTCTACTGCAGTCACTCAAGGACTAATCAATCTCTTTACTACCAATGCTACAACAGAGACAGGTAGAGCACCAGGAACTTACGTTTATTCTCCCCTAGATGGGAGTGGCGGAGGTGCTACTTTTGCAATTGTTGTTGCCGATGCTGGAACAAATTCTGGCGGAGCACCTAACGGAGTTGGTGGTCCTGTAACTGTTACTAGACTTACTCAAGGTATTAACTATGAAGTAGGTGATAATCTAACACTTGTTTCAGGGCAAACTGGTGGTGGTACAGATATTATTGTCACAGTTAGTTCAGTAGAAACTGGATCCGTCTCTACATTTGGCGGAGAATTCCCCAACTATGCTGGTGAGATTGTTCTGCCTTCTTTGCTTAATAAACCAATTGTTGACCTAGAGACAAATTATTTTGGTAGTGGTTCTGTCTTACCAGCAGCAAATATGCCAGCGTTTCATGACCCTGTAACAATTGCAGAGGTTGTTCCTTATATCGGAGCAAATACTGATACTGGTGTTCCTCAAACCTTTAATGATGTTACTACTGATGTGGTCTTTGAGTTGAATGAAAGAACTTCGTTTCCTGCAGGTGGCGGAGAACTTGGATTCTACTATAGTGGAACTCTATCAGGCAACACACTTGTTTCTGGTTCTGGTGAAGCTGCAAAGATTATGTATTTTGGACCCAGAAAATTGGGTAGAGAGCATTTAAAGAGTCATCGCCATTCTGGGAGATTTGATACAGTTAGAAGAGATCCTTCATCACAACCAGGCGAAGGTGTTATTCCTTGGTCTAGTCTCACTTTTACATTTGAAGCTCAAGTTGAAACGGGTGATGGAGATGTCTTCATTACTGATGATAACTCATTTGATCTATCATGGAGTATGAGTCAATATGATAGAGGTAGAAGTGGATTTGGTGGAGGACTTGATGGAAGACTTGTAGCTTATGTCCACGCAGAAAGTCCACCTGTTAACTGGACTCCAAAAAATGTTGTTTGGTCTCCAATTAAATCTGAATTGACGCAACCACACAACCACAGAAACTTTAATGAAGGTGTTGGTAGTTTGAAAGGTATGTTGGCAGGTGAAGGTGGTATTGCTGGTTTCAATAAGGGTGATGGTTCTGCACAAACAGTTAAATATGGTATTAGTGGAAATGAATTAAATCTCCCATCTGGAGAAACAAACTGGTATCCAGATCTTCTTCAATATGATGGTGATGCAACTAACAATCCACTATCTAATAAAGACACTTTTGAGAATTTCAATGTTAATGTTACTCACACAATGAATAGTAACGCTGGTTGGGATTTCAATAGAACTGCTAACACAACTGGTAGAATTGATATGATCCGACCACATACTCATGATGAAGTTGATATTGAGTTTGATCGTGCTGGTCTAAGACCATTAAATAGAATTGAGATTGACGTTACCGCACCTAATCCATCTACAACTTCTGGATCTTTGATCGGTATTGATTTAGATAATGCAAGAAACGTTGGTGTTTTCCAAATCAATTTCAATACTTCTCAACCACAGATGACCTGTATCTACTGCATCAGAGCATACTAATGGCAAATACAAATAACTACGCACAAACAAAAGCAAAATATGGTGGATACATTGGTTCTATCCAAACTCATGCTACACCATATCTAACAGGAGTTAATGATTCTTCTACTACTCCTTTTAAACTTCATGCGCCTGCAGGATTTTTGCTTTGTGATGGTAGTATCAAAAATGCAAGTGAGTACCTTGCGTTGTCACAAGTTCTGGGTGTAGGAAGTGAATCAAAATTTAGAAAAGATAATGTAACTCTTAGAGAACCTGATGAGGAAACTGGTGACTTGGGACAATTTCAACTTCCCGATCTAGGATCTAAAGTTATTGTTGCATCTAGATCTGTTGGAGACTATACAAACGATTTCGTTGGTGATTCTAATCTTTCTAGAGTTGGTCCTGAAGTTGAGGTTGTATGTAATGAAGGAACTCAGTTAACATGTGATTTCTTGGGCAACTTTGAAGGAAGAAGAAAAGTAGTTGACAACGATTACGATTTTCAAGCAAATGTAAAGTACCAATTTCCAGCACTAACATCTGAAGAATTCCTAGACATTGAAAATTTTCAGGGTCACGTACATAAATCATCTGCAACTTACATCAACTTTAGTGCAAACCACCAAGTAAGTGGAGATGGTAAAGAAAGTGGAGCAGATAGTGGAAACTCTGGTGCCTATAACGTTGTAGAAACTACTGAATTGAATACTAATGAGAGCACGTCTCATGTTCACAAACTAGGAAAACCAAACACTTATAATCACAACTTTGCATATTCATTTGAACCATTCCAGATTCCTGCAGATAATGTATCAACAACATTGAACGTTGGTGTTGACGATATCACAAAATTAGATAATGTCGTAACACCTTTTATTGTCGTCTCGTACATTATCAAAATGTGAGGTTGAGATATGGTAGTCCCAAGAACGCAATGTATCTCAGTTATTGACGAATCTCTAGGTAACCAGGCAAGAAATAATTACAACCAAAATCCACCACCTTCACCTTGGCCACAAAGTGTAAGTAGTAGCGCACAGGCGCTTCAAAATGACTGGAATAGATTTAGATCAGAATATCCCAACAATAATGGAAATGGTAGAGAGTTTTGGTTGTTGCAACCAGGACGACAATTTTCTGACCTATTAAGACCAAATAATTTTATTAATGATTCTCTTACAAGAACTAGAACAGTTGCTAGAGACAATGGATCTACATCTAATAGATCTGATTGGTTTGCTATTTGTGGTTTAGATACACAACCGCCAGGATCATATGTATCGCTGTGGTTGGATGTCTCTGGTTCTATGAGACTGAGCACAGTTAGAGCATCTTATGACTATTTCTTTGTAAGATGTGCTGCTGCAGGAATTAATGTTGTTCTTAATGTTAGTGATCAGGGTGAGAGATGGTCGGTAGATCAAACTGTTGACTTTCCTCCATCTGCTTCATTTTCTGCTGATCCAAACTTTCTGAACAACTTCAATGTAGTAGAGGGTGTAACTATTCCCTATGGTGGTAGTGCTACTTTGTCTTGGGTTGTTTTTGGTGATGTTACCAGTGCAGTAATTAATGCAGGAGTCGGTGCGGTAAATGATCCTTCTGGTACAATTACTGTAAATCCAGCAGCAACAACTCAATATCAATTAACTGTTACTGGACCAGTAGGATCTCAGCAGAGACTTGTTACAGTAACAGTCTTGCCACCACCTCCACCAACAGTTACATTTAGTGCGTCTCCAACGTCATTTATTAATCCTGGATCTAGTACATTGTCTTGGGATGTAAGTGGTATTTCTGTTGATTTCTTGCAAATTGTTGGTAGTGGTGGAGATGAATCTACCTATAATGTCCTCAATAGTCCTGGATTGACAGGATCTATAGTAGTCAATCCTACTGATAGTACAACATATACGATAACTGCAAAAAATTTCGGTGGTGCTCAGGGATCTGTAACTACCGAAGCTGTAACAGTTGATGTATATCAACCAGTTGTTGCTAATATATTTGCAAATCCTAATCCTATTACTGCAGGTCAAAGCACAAATTTAACATGGAGTGTTACTGGTGACGCTTCTACTGCTAGTATTAGTCCAAATATAACAAATAATGGACAGGTGTTGTTATCATCATCAGCATCAGTTTCTCCTTCTGTAAGTACAACGTATACACTAACTGCTAGTGGTCTTGGTGGTAATGACACTGCTGAAGTGTTAGTTCAGGTATGTCAAATACCTCAAATTAGTGCAACTTTTCCATCAACACTTGATTATGGAGACACTCCTAGTGTAAATGTTTCATATAGAAATGCTACTACTGTTGCACAAATAAATGCTGTCTACACTGGAACTAATGGTGTTGTTACAACTGGTACTATTCAGTTAACACCATCTGCAAGTGATAAGAACAATGTTGAAACTACAGCAACTGTAGATTTGAATATTCCTTGGAATAATTTTGGTCCAGAGACTATTGAATATACATTGTCAGCAGCAGGTTGCGGAGGAAATGTTAATACTGAAGGGGTGATAGTCGAAGTAGACATTGACCAAACTCCAGATGCAATTAATATCCCAGATAGTAGAAATGTAGTACCTGAAGATCAGGTTGAAGCACCAGATACTGATACAGTATTGAGTGATCCTATTGTTATCGAAGACATAGATATACCAGTTGAAATCAAGTCAAATCGACCTATTCAAGTTCGCTTTGATAATGCCGATCCAGACATCGAGTCTAATTGGAATAATTTAAGGCAGATAACATAAATATTTAAAATTATGTGATAAGTTTTATGGAAAACAGGTTTACTCGCATGAAGCAGGAAGCTGTTAATAAAATGAAAATTTGTATTCAATGTGAAAATTTTAATCAAGCAACTAAACAATGTAAATTGTGTGGGTGTTTTATGCCTGCAAAGGTTTTAGTACCTTTTATGAAATGTCCTGCTGATCCTCCTAAATGGTAATTAACATGAATATTGACGAACTAATCAAAGAATACCGAGAGGCACATCCTATTGGTACTGGTCCTCTCGTGGAAGGTGAATATGAAATGCTTCAAAGAAGAGTCTATCATTTGACTAGTAACACTTGGGAAATGATGTGTAATACTTTTCAAACCGAGGATGCAGAAAAGGTTAAAAATTTTATCCAAGAAGAACTTAAAAGTATTTTGATAAGAATGGATAGAGATGAAACCACTATCTTGTGGGATCTTTTGGGTCTTTTGGTACAAGAAGATATTGTTCTTCAAAAAGAAATTATGAATCAAGCAATGGATGAGTTAGGAAAATAATTCATGTCTACAACCGCTTACAATCAAACATACTCATCAAGCCAGAACCTAACTATTCCTGATAATGCCAGGGATATCTATATTGATCTTATAGGTGGTAGAGGTGGTGTAGGTGGAAATGGTGGTGGATCTCGTGGTCTTTCTCGTAGAGGAAAATTTCTAATTGGTGGAAATTTTGTACAAAGATCATTAAATCTTAGACCTGGAACAAAGGGAGGTAATGGTGGTAGTGGAGCTTCTTTTGGAGGAGGTGGAAGTGTTAATGGAAATGGTGATGGTGGCAGTGGAGCAAGTGGAGTCTGGGTAGAAGCTTATAACTGTACATATACTGCTAATATATGTACATGTCCTGTTGCTCCAGGATATAGTTGTACAGATAGTCCACCATGTTCTGGTGGATACACCAACGCACCTAATAATGGATGTGCAGAAGGTGGATATCGTTGGTTTTGTCCACGAACATGTTATAGGAACAAAAATGCTGGCGCTGGAGGCGGCGGTGGTGCTGCTACTGTAGTTTATGTAAGTGGGAGCATAGCTGTTGTCTCTGGCGGCGGTGGAGGCGGAGGCGGCGCTCCTGGTGATGGTAATGGAGCTAATACTAGTCAGTTTCAAACAGGTGCGATTAGTTCATTATCTGGTGGATTAAGTGGCGTCAGTCGTGGATCAAATGGTGGTACTGGTGGCGGCGGTGGATCTGCCCTTGGTACTTCAAAAGCGTATAATCAATCTTCTATTTCTAGATATAATAATAGTATTGTTACTTTAGTAACTAACTATGGTCTTACTGCTAGTAATGGTACTAGTGGTAATGGATATGTTAATGTACAATGGACTGCTCTACAACCAGAAATTACTTCTTTCTCTAGTAGTAGCCCATCACTAATTATTGGTGGCAATCCAGCATCATTTACATTTACATTTAATATAATTGATTTTGTTAGTGCTACATTGGGTGGTCCTTTTGGAACAAATGGTGCTTCTGCTAGTGTGACATTTTCTCCTGGTGATACACTATCATATACTTGGACTCCTAGTGCTTCTTCTGGTGAGCAGATTGATGCACCAATTACTCTCACTGCATATGCTGGATCAGCAACAGATACATCATCAATTAATGTAGATGTTTACGCACCTGTTGTAGCTGCATTGAGTGCAGGTGGTCAACCAGATACCACAGCTATTATTATTGGTCAAAGTGTAAATTTAGATTGGCAAGTTAGTGGAAGTGCTAATACAGCATCAATCAATCAAGGAATTGGTTCTGTCTCTCTTACAGATACTCAGTCGGTAAGTCCTAGCACTACTACAACTTATACACTATCTGCTAGTGGTCCTGGTGGTAGTGATACTGACAATGTTATAGTTCAAGTTTATCAAATACCAACATTAAGTGTTGAGATTCCTACACAAATTGACTATGGGGATACTTTTACTTTAGACACCACAACTGATTATGCAAATACTCTAGTAAGTGCTACTTACACGGCAAGATATCTTGATGGTTCAACAGACACTCTGGTTGTTAATGGATCTACAAATGCTACAGCAGATCAATCAGGGCAGATAACACAAGATTTAACAACAGATATTCCTTGGGGTGATTTCGGACCATATGAGATTGATGTTGTTGTTGCAGCAAATGGTTCTGGTGGTAATGTAAATCAGGTCGGGACGATTCCTGTTATCATCGACACAATGCCAGATACCATGAATATTCCAGATAGTAGGGGAGCAATACCTGAAGATCAGGTTGAATCGCCAGATGAAGAGGATGTACTAAGTGATCCTATTGAAGTTACTGGTATAGATATTCCTGTAGAGATCAAAGCAAATCGACCTATTCAAATTCGTTTTGATGATGATCCCCCTGATCAAGCATCAAGCTGGAAAAACATAAGGCAAATCTAATGGCAACTTCAAACGTATCTGTCTCTTCTCCTTTGGGTGGTGTCAAAAACGGCACTATCCCTGGCGGCGCTACAAATATTGTTTTAACACTTAAAGGTGCTAAAGGAGGAGCTGGAGGATTTGACTCTGGCGGACCTGGAGGATCTGCTGGTAGTGGCAGAAGAGGACAATTTTCTATTAATGGTTCAAATAGTGATAGAAGTTACTCATTAAGAGCAGGAACTCAAGGTGCCAATGGTCCTGGTGGATCTGGTGCTGCTATTGGTGGTAATGGTGGAAGTGTTAATGGAAATGGTGATGGTGGTAAAGGTGGTGATGATGGCGCTAGTGGATGGTCTGGGTGTGGCGCTGGTGGTGGTGCCGCATCTACATTTTACTTGGGCGGTAACCTAGTTGCTATTGCAGGAGGCGGCGGAGGCGGCGGAGGAGGATCCTTCTCTTGTGGTGGTGCTCAACGCCCTGGTGGTAATGGAGGCAATGGTGGAGGTTGGACTAACAATTCTAGCATTAATGCTGATAATGGTGATGCTGGATCCAACAAAGGCGGCGGAGACGGCGGCGGCGGTGGAGGTGGTGGTGGCGGTCACTCTGGAGGTGGTGGTGGCGGTTCTGGCACTGATTGTAACAACGGCGGAGGTGGCGGCGGAGGCGGCAGTTCTCGCTATAATGGAAACAAAATGAGTCTGTCAAGTCAAGGTACTAATAATGGACAGGGCGAAGCGGTACTTAGTTATAGTTTATCAGTAGCAGAAATTACTAATTTCAGTGCAAATCCAACAACTGTTATTAACAACGGAAATCAAAGTGTTACTTTGAGTTGGACTGTAGTTGATTCGACATCGCGATCTATTAACCAGGGTGTCGGTTCTGTTTCTGCGAGTGGTTCTACAACTGTCGCTCCAACTTCAACTAAATCATATACTTTAACCGCACAAGGACTAGCAGGTAATGACTCAGAAAGTGTAACTGTTACTGTATATCAACCAGTAAATGTAACTATCTCTGCAAATCCTAATCCTGTCACTGCAGGTGCCAATGCAACATTAACCTGGAGTACAACTGGCGATGCATCATCAGCATCAATCAATCAAGGTATTGGTGCTGTTTTGCTAGCTTCCAGTAAAAATGTATCTCCATCTACCACCACAACATATACTATAAATGCTAGTGGTCTTGGTGGTAATGATAGTGACTCAGTAACTATTGTTGTCAATCAAATACCACAGATAAGTTATACTGCTCCCAGCACTATCAATTGGGAATCTAATCTTGTCATTCCAGTTACATATCGATATGCTACAAGTGGTGTAATCGGAACTATTGTTTACACGATGAGAAATCCTTCTAATGGCAATCCAACGACTGTTTCTCAAAGTGTTTCTTTACCTGGAACTAATTCTGATTCGAGTGGTGGTTCTATTACAAATAATGTGACAGCAAACATTCCATGGGGACTACATGGACCATTTGAAATTAATATGACTCTTTCTGCTCAAGGTGGAGGTGGAAACACTTCACAAGCTGCGACTATTGATGTCAATGTTGATGAATTGCCTGATAATATTGCTATTGAAGATAGTAGAGGAGTAGTGCCCGAAGATCAAGTTGTGGCACCAGACACTGATGATGTTTTGAGTGATCCTATTACCATTGAAGATATCGATGTTGCTGCTGAAATCAAATCAAACAGACCTATTAAAGTTCGTTTTGATAATGCCGATCCAGACATCGAGTCTAATTGGAAGAACCTCAGACAAATATAATAAATACCAGTACGGGACAAAGTATCAGATTTAGATGACCTATTCGTATAGTGCCAATCCGTTATATGTTGCTGATGGTCAATCAGTCCAGTTTAGGTATGAAGCACCTCCTGGATTTGATACCATTGAACAGGTACGTATTGATATTGGTGAACTTACTGTCTTCTGGATTATTGAGACGAAGTTAGAAGACTTTGCTCCCGATCCATTTGGTTTTCAGAATGTAGATCCTGCAGATCTAGATGAATTGTATACATTTGCAGCAACTGCAGATCCTGATAATGGTGTTGCATATACAGGGGAACAAGGTGATCCCCCTGCACTAAGAGCAGGAGAGCAAGTTGTAACTATTACTGGTCTAGACAGTACTACTCAAGCACCACTACTAGTTTCATCTAATACTCTTGATCAGACTAGTGCTGCTTGGGGATTTAGACTTAGAGTTTATAATGGATCTGGTTACAATGCTTGGGGTTCTTGGCTTACTAATAGCAGCAATTTAACAGTATCAAATAATGATCAGATTCAGTTAAGGTTAAAATCTCCTACTGTAGCAGTCACTAGTCATAGAATTGATGTAGTTATTGGTAGTGGCAGTGCTGAATGGGTGGTAAAAACTGGTGCAGTTCCAGTTAACACACCATTTCCCGATCCCAACTTTGGTACGTATAATGATGCACCATTGAATTTCCAATATGTGTATAGTGATATTGTTCAAATTAATGGTTTGAATACTACTGCTACCATTAGTGTTCCTACTAATGTAGAAGCTGCTGTTTCTAATTTCAATACTACATTCACTAATTCTCAGGGTGATGCTGTATTTAATAATATCCTTAGTGGATGGGGAGATAATCTTCAGGTAAATAATGGTCAGTATGTTCAGTTGAGAGCAGAGACAGGTGGTGTTGGAAACCTTACAGAAGACTATGGTATTACAATTGGAGATAATGCCAATAATGGATCTTGGAGAGTAATTACTGGTGATGATATTGATGAACTACCAGATGTTTTTACGTTCCAAGATTTGATTGAGCAACAACCAGGAGGAACAAACTACGTATCTACAGTTCAATCAGGTTCTGCTGCTAATAGTAACCAAGATGCATTGATTGCTGGTCTTACTGATGGCATTTCAGTTCCTGTAAACCTGAGAACTTCAGAAACAACTGCTACTAATCCTAGAATTATTAAAAACGATGGTTCTCCTGGTCAGTTTGGTAATGTAACTGTACAAAATGGTGATAGAATTCGCCTGGTTATGGATGGAGCTACTACTATTAATGATCCAATTAATGGATTTAATGGTGAAGTAAAAATGGCAATTAGTGTTGGCGATAGAGACATTTTTCCATGGACAATTACTAACTGGGCAGCACCTGACACTACTCCATCATTTACACCTATTAATGAAGTATTGAATAGAACTCCTGGCGGATCTAGTCTTGTCGGACCTATTGGATTGACAGATTTTAATCAACCGATTACAATTAGTGCTACTGCACCACTAGCATATAATGAGTTTGGATTTGCTACAGGAGAAAATGTAGGAGATGTTTTATTCTCTATCAATGGAGCACCTGCTGTATCTGCAACTCAAACTGGTGGCGTTACAGTTCAACCAGATTATACTGGAGATCCAGTTCTTATTACAATTATTCTACAACAACCTGGAAATGCTGATGTAGAACCTGTTATTGGATTGTCTCATCAAACCAGAACTACTATTACATTTGGTGATGCAACCCCTTTTAACTTAAGATCTGTTAATTATGCTGTGAAACCAATTCCCCCAGCATATCTTGGAGTGTGGTATACTGAGAAGAATGCTTCCTTCGATGAGGCAGGTTGGACAGCAGCAGGAGAAGATCCAAATGATGCTAAAGATTACTATAGACAACCTAAGTTTGATGGTTATTCAATTGGTACAGTTATCCCTGTTCCAAAAGAAACTGTTGTAGACGATGGTAACTATGGATATGGCACTTTAGAAGATAGATATCCTGGATTCCTGGAATGTAAGGGTCAATCAGTAGCAGCAGCAGATTATCCTTGGTTGTTTGATGCAATCGGCACCCAATATGGTGGTACTGCGACATATGTTACAGCAACCAAAACATATTCAGGAAACTTTAATCTTCCAGACTATCGTGGTGTTAGAATGGTTGGTAGAGGTATCGTTGATGCTAACAGAGGATCCTCGGCGTTTGTTCCTGTAACTAGTGCTGGTGGATCTTATGAACTTCCTGGTTCTACTGGTGGATGGTGGTATGTTGATGATGTTGATGTTGCTGGTGCTAATCCACTAGAGCAAGTTATTGCTCCTGCTGGACAAACTACAGGTGTAGATTCTGAGTATTTCACTCTTGGAACTCCTAGAACAACAGGAACTGATCAGCTAACTGCTGATGTTGACTTTAACATCACTGGTGCGGTTGTCGCCACTATGAACGATCTTTCGTCTGTTCCTGTTCGTGTACCACCACACGAACACGCTTTCGTTACATCTGAAACTGCAGATCCTGATGGTGATCCAGTCATTCCATGGGGTGTTCCTGCATACTATAAAACTGGTCGTCAGGGTGCAGTTTCGGGATCGGGAAGTGCTAACAACCAAGATGACGATAAATCAGATGCATTTGATGATGGATACTGGGAAAACATCTCAATGGGAGTTGGATGGAGCTATACTGATTTTGACCAGCAAGTTAGTAGAACTGGTGGATTCACTGACGCTGGAGATTTCTTGCCTAATAGTGGTAATGTTACACAATCATTTGGAAACTATTGGGGTTCTCCTACTTCTGCACTTGATTCACTACTTGAGGGTAATAAAGCAGATCATTTCCAACCTGGACTTCAGAATGAAACTGATGCAGGTGTTATTGATTCGGAAGAGGGCAGAGGTAGAATTACAAACTATGAAAACCCTGGTACACTCAAGACACACTCTCACTTGCTAGGTCTCGATCCAGTTCTTGATCCAAACCAGGATTTCTCTTATGGTAATGTTAATGCCCAAGGATCTGCATATAGAAATGGATTGGCAACTTTTGGCAATACATGTCAGATAACATTCAACCAATCAGATGTTCAACTTGAATTGAATCCTGCAACGTTCTCTTGGAATAATTCTACTAAACCTGTACCTCAGGCAAAGATGGATCCACAAAGAAAAGTTCCTATCGTAACCCCCTTCCACAAAATGAAATATATAATTAAAGCATACTGAGTTTTAAAGCATGTCTACATCAAAAAAAGTCCAAGAGTGGCGTCCCCTTGAATTGATGAGAGATCCAAAGGTCACAAAGTTTGAATGTACAGACTTTATTGGTGTTTGGCAAGATTTCGTCCCAAGGCATTTCTGTGAAAATGCTATGCGATGGTTTGACCATCTATATGATCAGGGTGGTGAGTTTGCTCCTGATGATCACGCAGAAGATTTTTCTAAAATTGAAGATGAGTTTGGTCCCACAAATATGACGGGATTTGAACAATACAAATCAGAAGGTCATATTCAATATAAAAACAACCTGAATAGAAGAGACCAGTCTGTTCTGACCAACTATTGCAATGATGGATTGACTTATCAAGTAAATCAATTTCTGAAGTCCTGCCTTTTGCATTATGTCACTGAGTTTGGACAACTCAAAAATGTACCTATGATGTCTTCTGATGTTAAAATGCAGAAGACAGGACCTATGGGTGGATATCATCAGTGGCACTATGAAAACTCTGCTGCATCACATTCACAGAGAGAAGTTACTTGGATGATCTATCTTAATGATATTCCACCCGAAGATGGTGGTGAAACTGAGTTTATGTATCAGCGTAGAAGAATCAATCCGACTGCTGGTACTGTAGTTTTCTTCCCTGCAGGGATGACACATGTACACAAAGGAAATACCCTTCTTAATGGTCATAAATATATTTTGACGGGATGGTATGTTAAGACGCACCTATTATGACAACAACTCCACCACCAACACGTAAACCGATCTTGCAAATAGATCTGGTTAACAATAATGGACTCATGGCACCTGCTAATCAAGCAAGTCTTGAGGCAAAGGAATCGCTGGCAAAAATTAGTTTCAGCGACGAGTTGAAAGCGAAGTTCTATGAAACTATTGATGCATTCTGGCATACTGAAGAAGATCAACTAGAGTTGTTCTGTTACTTTAGTGATGGAACTTGGTATGCACAGAGAAAGAGACAGAAGTATGATTTTGCTTCTGAATCTCTTTATTGGAATGATTATACATTTAAAGGTGGCACAGCAGAACAAGCTAAGGTAGTATATGACGTAGCCTGTGCTATTTTTGCGATTGAAACTGTTCAAAAGGCAACTCTTACTAAGAAGAAACTTGACACTCTCGAAGAACAACACTCATTCTTTGAGGCAAAGTGGTTGAAAAGAATTGCTGAAAAGAGAAGAATGCTTAGTGCATGTGACTGGCGAGTTCTTCCTGATGTAAGTGACAGCTATGAGGGAGAAAAGGATCAATGGATTGCATGGAGAGCAAAAATCAGATCAATTGATATTCCTAATCCAGATGTATTTGATACTCCTCTGGACTTTATGAAAACTATTTACGAGAATACATTCCCAATCGATCCTAAGAACTATAGAAAACTATATGAAGATGTAGAGAATCCACCTGCATTCATGGATCCCGATGATGCTGATCAATGGACTACTTATGATGATGACGCATCATCTGACTTCCTCAATAGCAGAATGATCAACAAACTGATCTATGCTAGACAACGTGTTGTTTCACCAAGAGCTGTCAGAAAAGACGTTAGACAGATTATTAAAGATATGAGGATTGAAGATATCTTCCCAGATTTTGATATTGAAATGTTTAAAGTAGAGGACGAAGAAGAAGAGGACACCTGATATGATCTATGAAAGTGAAGTGCTTACCAAAGAACAGGTAAACAAAATAAATCATTACTTTGATACTGCTACATTAAAACCAGGAAAAGTGCAATATGCTGGCAAAAATGATGTAGACACCAGCACTAAGGATAGTTATGCGATGGAGAACACTTCATCGCAATATCGTAAGAGTATTGAATTAGTTCAACAAGGACTGCGAAAATCAGAAGATTTTAATCAGGTGTATCTCTTGAAAGAGATGACTCCTCCTATTTTTTCTGAGTATCGTGAGGGAGGATTTTATAAAACACATATTGATGATGTGTCTATTGGTGGTCTCCTGACACATCATAGTATGAGTATTTTTCTCAGTGAACCTGATGAGTATGAGGGAGGACAACTAGCAATTACTCTTGGTGATCAAGAGTATGGATATAAACCAGCAGCAGGAACATGTCTAATTTATCCAACAGGATTGAGACATCAAGTTCTTCCTGTGACATCTGGTAGAAGAAGAGTTGCTATTTTGTGGGGCACAAGTATAATTGATGATTCATTCATGAGATATCAATTGCTTGATATGTCTAAGGCAATTAGAAATGCAGCATTAACATATCCTGGTGGAAGAGATAAGGCATCACCAGCAATTCTACCACTCGAACAAATTAGAGCTAATTTTATAAGAGAGTATGGAAATCTATGATGACATTTTCACTGGCATAGACTTCGGTGAAATACTACACAGAGTTTCTCAACCAAAGTGGCAATATGGTCATGGATCTAATCAAGGAAAGAATGTATTGCCATTTTGGATGATGGAATTGTCTGATGATGAGTTCTTTTCTGATTATTTACTAAATATCATTAGGGATGCAGTCAATGAACCTGATCTACAACTAGAACGTGTCTATGCAAATGGACATGTGTTTGGTGATAAGGCAATGCCTCATGTAGATGGACATTATGATGATTGCAGAACATTTTTGCTTTATGCTAATGATGAGTGGAATAGTCTATGGGGAGGCAAAACTGCTTTTCTAAATGATGATGACACTTGGTCATATGTTGAACCAAAACCAAATAGAGGTGTATTCTTTCCTGCTATGAGAACACATCATGCAGAAGAAGTCTCTAGAATATATAATTCACTAAGAGTTACAATTGCCTGGAAGTTAAATGGAGCTACACGCAAACTACACTATTAATTACTTGCAGGACTTTATTGGTGAGTCCGCAAAGAGACAGGAGAAAACTATTATTTTCCTGCGTTCCACTGGTTGGAACAATAGCACTGATGTTGATGCTATCAATGCATCTCGTGAGTTGTACAAGACTCGCATTTCTCTAGATATCTGGACTGACCTAAATCAGTCTGAGTATGTTTTCATTGCTTGTGACAATACAGAGGAAGCATTTGATTTCTGTGAAGATGTATTTCCAGAATCACAAGCAGCATGTGCAAGACCAGAAGATTATATCTTCTATGCAATCTATGGTCCCAATGGACAACTACTTTCGGATAACAACTAATGTTCACAGAAGAATTCAATGTCTCTAAAGTATATCGTCTGAGCACACGATCACTGATGCATACACATTCTTCTATGTGGGCAAATTGTACATGTGCAACATCGGATGAATATCCTGACATCTTTACTGCTGCAGCAAAGCAGAAGGTGAAGGATATTTTAGAGTACGATTATGCTAGTCCTTATGTTGAATGCTCTCTATCTCTGGAGAGAAGTGTTGGCATCTGCTATAATGATAGTATCGAATCGATTGAAGTAACAAGTGACATTGAACTGGCAGCATTGAAAGAACCTGCAGAGATGCTAAAAGCTGTTAGTACGCTTGATATTATTGATGACATTAAAGAGAAGTTTGTTGATTGGCACGATCAAGATAGACCAGCATCTGCAAAGATTTTCTCTGTTATTATTGATAGTGATGGAATGACCACTGGATTGGTTACTACTCCAAGACCACATGATCCTAAGTGGGATGATACACCATTTGGACAATTTATTAATGAGTTTAAGAAATTCTGGTCACACAATGAGGTATTTGTTAAGCACACAAAAGGTGACACTGGTGTATCATTAAGAGTCCTTCACAAATATGATGTTCGTTACTATAGTTTTCCTGGTCTTACCACCATCGATACCAAGAAACTTACTGGTATGAATTGGAAGAAGAAGGAAAAAACTATAACAGAAAGAAGAAACATTTACATTGATGTAGTCAAAGATAAATGGAAGATGATTAGTGAGGATGATGCTACGTGGATTCGCTCACTCATTGATCATGAGGATCAAGAGATTGACTTCGAGTTTGAATTCAATGGAGACAAAACTCTTCGTGATGTACTAGTGTACAAGCGAGAAGTTAAAGACTTCAAAGTCAGTCGCCCCTGACCAGTCTGAGAACTGACACACTCCCTTGACCAGCGCGGTCTGATGCCTTATACTATGTGCATCAACGCGACAGACCTACATCATGCAACTCCGTCCCCACCAGCAGCGTGCTCTCGATGCTATGCTGACTGCTGACAAGGGTCAGATCCTGGTGCCCACTGGTGGTGGCAAGACGCTGGTTGCTATCAAGGATGCCGTGCGGCGACTCGAATCCGCAGAGTCTCCGCAAACAATCGTTGTTGTTGCGCCTCGCATCATGCTTGCCACGCAACTCAGTGCGGAATACCTTGAGCATATCACTAATGCTAACGTCCTGCATGTTCACAGCGGCGAGACAACACACTTCAGCACTACTAAGTCTGATCGTATCAATCTGTTCGTCCGCATGTGTCATCATGTTCGTGAGCATGTGATCATCTTCACCACTTATCATTCCCTGCCTCGTATCATCGATGCTGGTATCGACCTCGATTGCTGTTATTTTGATGAAGCGCATAATGCTGTGCAGCGTCATCATTTTGTTGGTGTCGCTGCTGCCAGTCTGAGCAGCAAGGCATCTTATTTCTTCACTGCCACACCTAAGCACACTCGCAAGACCAATCGTGGCATGAACAATAGCGAGATCTATGGTTCTGTGCTCTGCAATGTGCCAGCACCTGAATTGATCGCTGGTGGTAGCATCTTGCCCGTCACCATCCAACCTTACGAGCGTGACCTTGTGCGTGAGAAGGGTGCTGCTGCTGCCGTGAACGATCGTGTCATGCTGCTGGACATCGTAGACTCTCTGCCTGCTGACAAGGCATCCAAGGTCCTTGTGGCGTCTCCTGCTAGCAAGATCATGGGTGCTATGCTGTTCAAGACCAGTATCCTGCATGACCTGAAGCAGCGTGGTTATGAAGTGCTCCACATCACCAGCAAGTATGGTGCTTATGTGAATGACCAGAAGGTCAATCGTGAGCAGTTCTTCAACACCTTCGATGCTTATGGTAAAGATCCTTCTAAGAAGTTCATCATCTTCCACTACAGCATTCTGTCTGAAGGTATCAACGTGCATGGTCTAACCCATACTATCATGCTCCGCAATCTTGACATCATCGAGATGGCACAGACTATCGGTCGCGTGATTCGTATGCATCGCGATGATGCTGCTGACATTGCTGCTGGTAAGATTCCTGCGGGTGCTGTTGGACTCTACCGCAAGTCCACTGGTTATGTTACAGTACCTGTGTTCAAGAACTATGGTGCTCAGACTATCAAGCGTCTCCAGCGCATCGTGGACACCATCTTCGTAGAAGGTCTCCCTGCCACCTCTGTGGTTGCTTGACAACCCAGACCACCTAATATATACTAGAGGGCGGTTGCAGCGCCTTCTAGACCCCTCTCACGCACTCCTATGGAACTACCATCTTATTCAGAACAACGCAGACTCCGAATGGACGATGCAATTGCCGATTATCTCAATGATGAGGAAATAGATGCTCGTCGTTGTTACGAAGAGATGCTATCTGTCATTGATGAGTGGATTGACTACCACAAAAGTCACATGGAGAAAGCACAAGATCTCAAGTCATTGATGCAAGGTCATCGTCTCATTGATAAAATGGACATGCAACAATGTATCAATGATATCAACCCTGATCTTGGTCGTCAAGAGTTTTTGGTTGAGAAGAAAGCATGTGAAACCAAGTACAATGATCTCCCTGAACGTTACTAAAATGTGGTCACCTCAAAAAGAAATTAAATACGTAAAAGAAGCTCTCAAGCAGGATTACCTGTATAATGATGAAGAGTTGAGACGACTCAAGCGTCGTTTGCGTGATCTTTATAAGATCAAACATGACATGACTAGAGGTGATGGTTTTGGGAATGGTGGCGCTCCTGTCATCGATCTCACACAACAAGCATTACAAACTAACGCCGACGAAGCAGTTGAAACTCTTAATCAACTAGATAAAGCAGCATTCTAACACAGTGTTTTACTATGGCACACAATCAAGAGGCAGCTGATGCCCTGACCGAAGAGGTAAAAGATCTTGTTAAAGATCTTCAAGATCGCAACATTCACCTCGAAAAGAAAGTAGAATCCTTGTCTGATTACATCAAAGAACTCCGTCGTGAGATCGATGACATGGAAAACAAAGAGTATGACGTTTGAATTACTCCAACCAGTAGAATACCACGGCACTCGTGGTTACATTTCATTTGTAAGTGAATACTACATTAGTATTTGCTTTAAGGACGTTCCTCTGCCTGATTCAGCAAACTCACGCTGGGGTCGTCACTATGCTAACATCATTGTCTATCCTGAGTATCAACATGAAATACGCTGTTGTCTACATGAAGCAGAAGAAAAACAAGAAGACACGCCAAGAAGCAATCTTCTACAATTTAGACGACGCCAGTCAGTGGGAACAGCACATCAACAGAACATTACATGTGAAAACTGACATCATCCCGATCTTTGGGGACACTTGATGAACTGGTTGGGGTGCTTGACAGCACCCCTTTTTTGTGCCATACTACTTGTATTGAGACACACATCATGAACGCATCTCACATCGGCACTGCTACCAGGGTTGCTGAGGTTGTACTCAACACTGATCCTAGCACTAAAGTATCACTCAAGATGCTGTGGGATAGCAGTGTTCCTAAGTCAATGCTCAAAGATCCTGCTGGTCGTGTGTATATCATCGCTGTTGATGACATTGTATACAAGATCGGTGGTAGTCAAGCAGGTGGAGGCATTCGTGGCACCTGGAGTTCATATTGTAGCGGCAACTCTGGTCGTCCATCTGATCGTACTTACGGAATCAATGTTCTTATTCAAGAGCAACTTGCTCTCGGCAAGAAAGTTGAAGTGTATCTGATCCAATCTGAACAGGTGGAGGCACAGGTTACTGGTCTGTTCAATAAAGAAACCCAAAAGATCAGTGCATTCAAGGAGATGGAGCGCAAATGCCTCAATGATTATGTTATGATTGAGGAGAAGTTCCCCGAGTGGAACTTCAAAGAGGCAAACAAAGCATGGCCTCAATACATTCAAGAAGGAAGACTGGAACTAATCAAGAACTAATGAAGACACCTATTCGCTATGCTGGCGGTAAAAGTAAAGCATACAAGATCATCACACATCATCTGCCTAAGACAGATCGTATTGTGTCACCATTCATTGGTGGTGGTTCACTAGAGTCACGCTGGGCAGGAGAATTAGGTGTCGATGTTATTGGTTTCGACATTTTCCATGCTCTCACAAACTTCTGGAACGTGCTGCTAGAGCAACCAGATGCACTAGCAGATAAACTCCAAGAGTTAGAACCAACCAAGGAGAAGTATGCTGAGATCAAAGAGCAACTAGTTCAATGGGATTATACTCAGGACATGCTCAAAGATTGGCAGACAGACTATTACAAGCGCGATCCTCTCGTTCTTGACAATCTGACGGCCGCGGCGTACTATTACTTCAACCACAATCTGTCCTATGGTCCTATGTACCTGGGATGGATGAGTAAGATCTACCAAGATCAGAAGAAGTGGGACAACATGATCAAGAAGATCAGAAACTATCGTAATCCTGGTCTCAAAGTGTATGAGGATTCGTTTGAAGACGTTATCCCTGCATACAATGATCGTGATTCATGCCTGTATCTTGATCCCCCTTATTATCTCAAGAAAGATAAGGATAACAAGATGCTCAAGGGCATGTATCCAAACTGTAACATCGATGTCCACCATACTGGGTTCGATCATGCTAAACTGAGAGACCTGCTCCACTCACACAAGGGCACATTCATTCTCTCTTACAACAATTGTGAAACAATCCGTGAGTGGTACAGCGACTTTGAGTTACACTATCCTGAGTGGCACTACTCTTACCAACTAGGTGAGACTCGCATCGGTGAGAATCGTATTGCCAATCAAACCGACAACACCAAAGAATCACACGAAATCCTTATTATCAAACGATGAACAACTCTGTCCTGAACGTTGACTACGAAGACATCTTGGAGTATGATGAGCGTATGAAGACTCTACATATGGCAGAGTATTACATGCCCTCAAATGAAATCTATGAAGTCCTCCCCCAAGATCTCCTCGAAGAATTCTGAACCTGTGAGTGTTGAACTATCAATCGATGAAATTCAATTCCTCATTGATTGTATGTGGGGTCAATCACGACACGATTCTCAAGCACTCGCATTCAGAAATAACATCAGTGATGTTGACCTAGAGCGTCGTCTATCACACATTGTCGCAGACCACTCCGCAGCAAATCAATGAAAAACATTATTCTTGGTGCTCTCACCGCACTATCACTGGGCACAGCACATGTTGCACTCGCAAATGAAGACAAAATCACCAAAGGTTTCTACTCCATGGATGCAATGGGGTGTATGTTATTGCGTGAATGCCGTAAAGATGTGGCAGAAGTGTTCTCCCTCCTTGACGTATCTTCGCAGTATGAGAACCCTGAACGATACACTGGTGTCGCGTTAGAGTTCAATAACATGCTCTCCTCATTGAATGCTGTTGGTGTAAAAGTATTTCTTGCTGATGAGCGTTACTTCCCACCACAACATCGTGGTGTGTATCACACAGTTGGGAACAATTTCTTTCTTAACAAGAAATATATGGATCGCCCATCTACATTGATGAGTGTGATGAGACACGAAGGATGGCACGCTGCACAAGATTGTATGGCAGGAAGTATCAAAAACTCTCTTATTGCCATTATTATGCCAGAGGAGAATGTTCCCATGCTGTGGCGTGTGAGTGCAGAGCGTACTTACCCTGCTGAGGCAGTTCCTTGGGAAGCAGAAGCGACCTGGGCAGGATATACCGAGGGAATGACTATGAAAGCACTTAGTTCTTGTGCTAGAGGAACTATGTGGACAGATTATGAACCCACACCCTTGACCCTTAAGTGGTTGAAAGAGGAGGGATATGTTGACTAGTTTTACCACCAAAGTACAGCAATACAATGACACGCAAGACCTCTTCATCGAAATCCCGCCCTACATCCTCCAAAACCTCGACTGGAAAGAAGGCGACGAACTCGCGTGGTCAATCAAAAGCAACCAAATCATCCTCACGAAAGTCAAAGACACAACAGAATCTAGAGAAGAATCTAGAGAAACTAACATCGCAGAAGCAAACGAAAAAGACTGGTACGACTTCTGGTACGAAAGCGAAAGCGAAGGCAAAGAATTCGGATTCCATTAAGTATACACGTTCGCGTGACATGAAACTATTTCCACACGTTAATATGTTCCCATGGCGATTAGAAGATCGTAAAGAGAAGAAAACGTGCTGGTTTCAATGTTATGATCACGCAGAGAAGTATATCTTGCGCTATCAACTAACCAAACTACAATATAAACTACAAGAGGCAGCAGTATGAGCAAGAGACAATTTGTAACCAAGTCTGGAGACACATTTGAGTGGGATGAGACACCTGAATCTGTAGAAGCTATTAAGAAATTGCACGAAAGCTCGAAAATGGTGGCAGATCGTGATAAATTAGGAACGAAACCAAGCAAAGGATGACTCGATGAAAGATCAGAACTCAATCCCAGATGGTGAGTCTAAGAAAGATAAGTGGAATCGTGGACTTGACATCTTCATTGAATCTGTCATTGAACCAGATCCTGATCTTAGAGCATGTGCTCACAATCAAAAATGTTATCATGAGTTGATGGATGTGAGAACTAACGTGCTTGATTATCTCAAAACACTACGTTGGAAATGAAACCACCAATCCCTAATCTAATCGGGTTGGGTGTCCTGCTGCTCGCTACATTAGCAACAATTGCAGCAGGATACATACATGGGAACATGCATATTGAAGCAGTATGGAAGTCACTACACACATGACTACAAGACAATGGCAAGAAGTGTTCACCATTGTGAGGAGAGAACAGAAAGGACTTCTTGCAATGTTTGATGAAGACAGATATAACGAACTGACTGATATTTTAGATCAACTCTATCCACTAGCATATCCAAGTAAATGACATTTACACTGCAAGAAATCGATCATATCCTCAGAGCATTGAATACAATGTCATCATATGATGTAGCACGATCAAGAGAAATGATTGATGCAGGAGTGACAGACCATAATGAACTGATCCAGAAACTAAAAGATTATCGAGTGAGACTGACGTGATCATGTGCCAGTGATTGTAGTGTCCACTATAGTGGCACAGGCACCCGAAAGCATGTATATTAAGAGGGTCAAAGCAACGGACCACATGCGACTCCACACCTCCGCCACACAGATCGACTTCTATCCTGTCGGCACTGGTAAGCGTTTCGTTAAGCGTGTCATCTGGCACAAAGGTAGTGAGACTGAAATGACTTCTTTCTCCACCCGTGACAAGATTGGCATGGTGTATGATGTGAATGGTTACATCGCCAATGGTGCTATCGTCAGTGACTTCAACCTCGAAGAGTACAAAGGTAAGGATTACTCACCAGTATACTGCTGATGTTGTATCTCCTCGCTGTTGTTGTCATTATCACCTCATTGCTATGATCACTTCCAAAGCATACCTGATCAAGGTTATGAAAGATTGTGAGGGTGCCGCCACTCTCACTAGAGAAGAGAAGTTTCAAGTCTTCTGTAGAGTGTGTGATAATATGCTTAATGATGGTAGAATGACCAAAGCAACCCACAAACGATTCACGGAGATCTGGTAAATGAAAGGATTTTTCTCACCTGAACAAGAAGGATCATGGGAACACACTCACCGAGAGATGAAGATGGAAACTGAACAATTGCAGAAAGAATTGATGAGTGATATTCCAGAGGCAGTGTCATTTGAAGACATGGTAGAGTTGATGTGTGCTGATCCAGAGTTTATAGCACAATGTGAGAAGAATAATGCAGAATGGGATGAAGAAGTTGCAGCAGAGTTAGAAATTACAGTAGATGAGTTGTGGGATCGCTTGGGTATCAAGTGGACACCTGCCAAACCGCCCACTAATCACCCCATGTGGCCCTGATCTGGGTTATCTTATAGAAGTCGTCAAGGGAACACCACATGGCAGTCACCGCAGTCAAGCACTCCTACTACAAGATCGAGATCGACACCGTAGACGCTCCGCAGCACCCCATCGTGTATTTCCGCAAGTGCGGCAAGTGTACCACTGCTAAGGGCATGGATCGCCAGCACAACCGCATCGTGAACGAGACCGTAGAGGCATGGCGTCAGTTTGAGGGTCAGATCCGTCGCTACACCATCTCTCGTGTGCCAGCTGACGTAGTGGTCAAGGGTGAGGTGCGTAACGCCTGATCTGCCCTATACTATGTTCAACAACGCAACCGACACGATGATTTCCATGCCCAACCCCACTGGTCAGTCCTTCGCAGACTACGTTGCTACCCAGGATGCTCGCAACGACATCCAACTTCGCATCCGTGAGTATACTCTCATGCTGTGTGATGCACTGGAGATGAACTTCAAGCAACGTAATCATGGTGTTGTTGCAGGACGTGAGGCACCTGAGTATAAGTTTGTGATCGAGTCTGGTCGTAAGTATCACAAAATCATCATGGTGATTCCTAACCACAATCGTCCTGCTTCCCGTAGTGTTCATGCATTTGTTGACATGAAGACTGGTGATGTGTACAAAGCAGCAAGTTTCAAAGCACCTGCTAAGCACGTTCGTTTCAATCTTCTGCTGATCAATGACCGCGAGTGGTTGTTTGAGAATGCAGATTGGGCGGGCGGTTACCTCTACAAGCGTTGACAAACGCCTCTCTACATAGTATACTAACAACAGCAACACAGGAGCACAATGGACACTGATCTCATGTATGTCGTCATCAATGGTGAGGCAATCATGCTTGAGAACGGAGCACCCGTTTCTTATCTTGTAGATGAGAATGACGGGACAATTGATTGGACAGCAGGTGACACACTCGACTGGGACGATATGCTCCCTGAAGAGTATAAAATGTATAAGTCTGCTGTAGACTTCCTGCAAACCTACGCTAACAACATCTACGTCAAATGAACATCGTTGCTGATCACGTTGCCACTCTTGTGCAATTCCAACCACTTTCTGAAACCACACTACGCCCAATCTCCAATGGGATTGATAATGATAAGTATTGGCGCTACTTTAACAAATTCCCTAATGAGTTTGCTAAAGGACTAGCACTTGCCCTTCACCCAGAACAAGAGTTCGTCTCTTACAATCACCTCGCCAACGTTCTTACAATCAAATGAACCCTCTTAAGAAAGAACAAGAGTCAATCTGCCTTCAGGTTGACATGGTGATGAAGAATCGTCTTCGTCGCTTCAAGTATCTACTCAAGAAAGGTCGTCATGAGGATGCTATGGCAATTGCTGATGAATTCTTTGAGTGGATGCATCTAGGTGATCAAGATGACCACGAAGAGATTCAGTATTTTAAACTGGATGAACTTCAAGAAATTCTAGATGACTTTTAGATCACCAAAATTTAAACCAAACTATTACGTGGTATCATACATGCACACATTGTATGGACACACTGAACCAACGTTACAACATGCTGTGTATTTCCAACTCGAATCTGCACAAGAAGCAATGATGAAGATGATCAAGAGAGGACAAGAGGTAGTAGAACTAAAAGAAAAGAAATTGGTAGTATCTCCACAGATACTGGGGATAGTCCGCAAAGGCACTCTCTAGTGTACGTCAAGGTTTTCTAACACAAAATATAGGGGTTGTGGAAAACATTGTGGAAAAACCTGTGGAAAACTAAATGGTTTAAAAAACATAGGTAATGTGTGATAATGTGCGGAGGTCTTGTTGTCTTAGCACGCCTCCGATCGATTGTCAATGCCCTCTATGACACCCGAGAAACTGGCACAAACCCCCGCCGAGGGTCACGGGGTCGCTGGTATAATTAAGAGGTCTTCAGGGGGCAAAAACAGCACTTTTGAAGAATTCTCAAAAAGTCAAAAAGTTCAAAAACTTAAAAAACACAAAATCTTAAAAACTTCAAAATTTAAGATTTAAACTTTAATCTAAAATGACAGAATCTCAATTTCCTCAAATTCTCAAAGATTATAGAGATTTAGAATCTTCAATGGTTAATAGAATTGTATTAAGAACTGAATATATTGAAATACAATTCAAATCATCCAATACAATCTATAAGTATCAACGAAAAGTTGATAATTTCGATAATAACTTACAAAAAGTCATTGATAGTAAAGAATCAGTTGGTAAATTCCTGAATAATAGTATTAAACAGGAAGAATTGACTCTAATTGACAAAATTGTTCCCTAAATACTCATATATTTCACTAATTGACTGAATAATACCAATAAAATGGCAAAATCAAGCAAAAAGTATCAAGAATCACCTCAAACAAAGTATATTGAGGATGATTATGAGGATTTCGGTTACAATGTGTCCAATGCTAAACGTTACAGCAAACGTAACAAGCAGCAGAACAAATTTAAAGATAACGAATATTTCGACGATTGACCAACAACGTGTGCCACTAGTTGAACTGCACACTATCACCACCATTTGTCCCGTTAGCGTGTATTGTATACATGTTGACGGGATTTTTCTTTTTCAATGCTAACAACTGGACTGCGTGGTGAGTTACTTTTGCTTAAGCAATTAACACCATGGGAAGCAAAACGACGCATGGCAATTGAAGAGCAACGCATGAAAGAACAACGTGAAGAATGTGCCCGTGATGCACAACAATTGTTCGACGATATGTTCGGGGGTTGATAACAATGCATAGCACAACGCCTTACTTACCCACTGGTTCTGAGTATACTAGTGGGATCAAATTCTGGCGCTTCGTTATCAAGAATGTTTTGGCTGCCTCAACCAGTTGGCAAGGTGGCACACTAGAGGCAGCAGATCGCCAAACCCCATGCTTATAATAGGTGCATGAAAACAAAAACGCTTCTCTCCTCTCCACAGACCCTGCAGGACCTTCAGGATTTCATGTTTGACTCCATGCTGCCCGCTGAGATGTGCGTCGATTGGTTTTGCGATCGTTTCAACGTGTCTGCCACGGATGACGTGATAGATTACGTGGTCGATGCCCATTTCGGCATGTTCGCTGACCAGTGAGACAAGTGGCACAGCATCTGTTGATCTGTGCCCCATCTCATGTATTGTATACACATCAACCAAATTCATTCAATTTCATGCGTAAGATCGAACAGCAAATGTGTGCCGCTATCAAGGCAGACAAGAACTGGTCATCTGGAAACACCCAAGTTGTTACCAACGACGGTGTGTCTATTGTGTATCTCCACGGCAATAAGATCGCCATGGTTGATGACACCACCATGACAATCTTTGATGGTGGTTGGCAATCTAACACCACAAAGTCTCGCCTGAATGCACTTTGCGATGAATTCTGCATTGCTGGTGAGGGTGTGTTTCAGAAAGATTTCCTCTGGTATGTTCGCAAGTTTGTTGGATGTGTGAACGGTCAGAATGTGTATCAGACCGAAGATTTTGAGTCTGGTTATGTGTTCGCCTGATATGTTCAAAGATCCCTGCACAATCGCTCT